GATCTGTAATTAACCAACTCGCTATATCTTCACTAAGTATTTTCATATCAACTCCAGATGGAGCAATAATACCAACAGGAACAGAAAAACACACGCATTTCAGTCTGTGTATTTAATAATCTTGCTCCTGGATAACTCGGAACACTTAGGAAATTCCTTCTTAACGGTGCCCATATTGGTCTTTTCCATCCTCTTTCGATGTGAATATAACTCTTCCGTTCCCCATTAAATGAAAAAGAACTCATCATATCACTCCTTTTGTCAAAAAAAGAAACCCAAATCTAAAAGACTGAGTTTCTTTCTTGTGCTCTATTTTGATATTCAGTTATATATTGATGACTTACTCTTGCTATCTGAAGAAGTATACACAATAGAGCAAGCAAATGGACAATTCGCAAAAGATTCTTATGTAAGAGATATGGAAAACTCGTCTTCAGTTAACTGAAAAGGGCGTTAGTATATCTGTAAAAGAAAATGATGTAATTGCAGCATTCAATATGAGTAAAGAAAACATACTTTGAATGCAAACAGGATTAACTTAAGAGGTTTTATTACAGCAGACCATATCAAAGGGCAAGTTTTAGAAGGAGTAACACTTAGAACTACTGGAAGTAGATTTGTTGAAATAAACCAGCAAAACTTTAAGATTTTTGATGCAAACAAACCTCGCGGTTATATGGGATTTATGTTTCAGTAGGAATAGATGTAGCAAAAGAAAAAAGTGTAGTAGCCATAATGAATGAAGAAAGAAAATTACTAAGAAAAGTTGTTACGTTGAATCATACAATGAGTGAGATAAGTGCATTCATTGAACTTTTAACTTTTTATCAAGAAGATGAAGAAGTAAGGGTGATCATGGAAGCTACTGGTTATTACCATGAGCCTGTATTACAGCTTTTATGCGAAAGTGGATTTAAAGTATATGTCGTAAATGCATTAGTTATAAAAAAATATAACGATGCGAAGCTTCGTCAAGTAAAGACAGATAAACAAGACGCGATCAAACTGGCAGAATACTTATTAGGCAATCATTATCAACTTAGAGAGCATAAAGAGGAAGGGTTAAAATACCAAGAACTTCGATTCCTTCGTGTGCAGCGCAAGTGGTTTTTCTAAAGGGGGGTAAACCCTAAAAATAAGAGCTTTTTAATTTTAGATCGATACTTTTTATCCATAAAATGTAAGTGGGGTGATGTCGTGGATAAAGGATTGAATGAAAGGAAACCGCCTACTCATTTAAAGAAGGTAGGAAAAGACACTTGGATTCGTATTTGGTCTGTTTTAGAAGGAGAAGGTAAGGCTGATATCAATGATCCAATTGTAGTTGAAGCGATTGCCTTCAGTTATCAAATGTTTAGGGAAATGGCAGCCAATGTTAAAAAAGAAAGGTCTGACAATGGAGTATACAAATAAAGCAGGCGCTACAAATCTAACTAAGCATACTTTAATTCCAGAGATACCTAAGTATTTACAGCAGATTCGTCTTCTTCACGGACAACTTCACGAACGGATTCTTTAATGATTTCATCTAATCCCATTTTGTTTAATGCACTTGTCATCTTTGTTCCTCCCTCATGAAACTTTTGTCTATACACCTCATCGGATATGCAAACCCGCCAAATGTTACAACAAATACGATAATTTCTTTTCTTATTTTAACCACTGCCCCACTTAACCTATAGTTAAGTTAAAGCTAAAAAATTTTTATTTCATCTAGTTTCACTTTAAAAAAATCAGCAATCTTTACGATTAAATCATAGTAGGGACGGCGCTGACCGTTTTCTATATACCAGTAGTATACTTCGGTTATACCAACCGCTTCAGCTACATCCTTATACCTATAACCTCGTTCTTCACGTAGCTGTTTTAGTCTCAGCAACTTCTAATGCTGTGACTTTCGACATTTCTCCATACATCTTATTAACGCCTTCTGCGCCCTCTTTATAAAGGATTGTTGCACCACGTACTGCATCAGAACCAAATAATGTTTCTAATGCCATACTTCTTTGTTGATCCGTTAAATCTTTCATAGATTCGTTTAATAATCCAGAAATTTTATCCAATCCTTGAATATGTCCTTGCTGATCATAGAATTTTGAAGATAAAAAAGCAGAACTGGTTGCTAATTCGCGGAATGTTGTATCACATTTATCATTCCATTTCGTAACGCCTTCTGTTTTCATTACATATTTTTCTAAAGCTACTTCTATATCCCCTACATTTCTGGAAGCTGGTTGAATACCGGAACGTGGCGTTTATAAGGGACGTCCTAAGAAGTACGATGACGATAATCCAAATATGGAGCATGCTTTAGAGCTGCTTGTAAACCGAAAGGAAAACAAGTTTACAGTTAAAAAGATATGCGAAGTTACTGGCGTGAGTCGTACGGTTCTTTACGAGAGAGCAAAAGAAAAGGGGATTATGTAGGAGGGGAAAGTATGGGGAAATTAAAGTTCATGAGTTTAGATGAGTTTAATAAGAAAATACACAATCTCGACAGTGGTATTTACTTAATTACTGACCATAATGACAAAATCGTTTATGTAGGTAAAGCTTATAAAATAAAAACTAGGGTTAATGCTCATTTTAAGGGTTATTCCAATACCAGGGATCATGCGCATTTATTTAATAAAGTAGCTTTTATCCTTGAGGATAGTCCACTGAAACGCTCTTTATTAGAGATAACTTATATGATTGAACATAAAACAGTGTTGAATAAAGAGGTACAAGAGGAGTTTCCAGTTCTATACACTAAGTATATTAAGCAGACGAATCAAAAGCGAAAATCTGTTACCATACCTTTGGATGTTGACGAGGCATGGGAACAAGCTGAAATAGAAAACGTTGTAAGGGATATAGAGAATGGAAAGAAGCGAGAAATAGAGAAACAAAGAATTGAAAAAGAAGAACAACGCAGATTCGAAAATGAAGTGAAAGAACTGCAAAAGAAAAGGAACAGAGAAAGGGATAAATTAAAAAAAGATTTAATTAAAATAGCCGGTGGGAAATCGATGTTTTATGAGATCCTGTCCTTATTGGAAAGTGGATATAATCCTAATCTTTTAGCTGATGCACTTAAGATAGAGCTTGCAACTATAAATTTATTTAAAGAAAACAGGAAGAGTTTTCATATACCACGAGATCATAAGAGGTTGATAAAACATCAAGACATTATGTATTCATTATCTGGTAAAAAGAATACAGGGAATTCTAGATTAAATCATTTACTTTAAAGTAGCGAACCTGCTGCTTTTTATTTTATAAAGAAAAAAGCCCTAAACGGGGCTAGATACTTTTCTTCATGCCGCATTTACGACATTCTCTTAAATAGATGAAATCTTTAACGGAACTTTTGAATGCGGTATTTCCGCAATTATCACAGCGACCGCTGATTTTATCAGGATGTTCTGTGTATGTGTATATCTTGCTTAGATCGTACTTTTGTTCAGGTTGTTTATTCTCCATTTGTTTCACCTGCAATCTGAATTAATATAGCTTAAATATAATAACACGAAGCGTTCATATAGTGGGTGCTTTTTATTTTATATAAGAGGAAGTGAGTGAATGGCCTTTGCTGATTTTAGAAAAGCGTTCAAGAAACCTGAATCAGTAATCCCTATAACGAAAGAACAAATGAATTTATTTACGGGTGAAGATCCTGAAGTTAAATGCTACTTAGTAGAAATTAATAAAGAACATGGCAAATTAACAGGATGTCGATATGCCGCAATGAGGAAAGATGGAACATGTGAAGAACCGAAAAAAATTACTATTATAAGCACTTAGCATAAGGAGGAGTTAGACAAATTACTTCCTATTTATATAGAAGGTGGTGGGTGATATGAAGTGAAACAAAAACACGAGTTAGCCAAAGAAGATTACATGCAAGGCATGAAGTATAAGGAACTGGCTGAGAAATACGAAGTCAGTATTAATACAATTAAGTCCTGGAGAAAAAGGAACGGATGGAATCGGAAAGGGGTGCACCCAAACCAAGAAAAAGGATGCACCCAAACCAAGAAAACAGGTGCACCCATTGGTAATAAGAATGCAGTGGGTAATTCGGGTAACAAGAACCCTAAATGGGGTAATAAGAATGCAGTAGGGCATGGAGCGCCAAAAGAGAACCATAACGCTATGACGCATGGATTGTTTAGGAAGATAATTCCGAGTGACGATCCGTATGCAATGGAATTGCTAGATGAAATACAAAACCATACTGAAGTAGATATGTTATGGAGTAGCATCCATCTCCAATACTTTAACATTATGAATTCGCAACGAATCATGCATGTTAGGGATAAGGATGATATGTCGGAGGAAATAACGACATCTGGGGAAAGTACCACATACACAATAGACTTTGCTCATGATAAACAAGCAAAGCTGCTTCAGGCTTATTCAAGGGCTATGACTACGCTATCCAATTTAATCACTCGTTTCGTGACGTTAGCGCACGAGGATGATGAACGATTGTTGAAGATAGCTAACATGCGTTTAATGCTCGATAAGACGAAAGCAGAAACAGAATTCGCTGAATTACGTGCTAAGAAATTACGTGGCCAAACGAAAGATACTTCATTGTTAGATGCATTAATAGAAGGGCGTAAACAATATGAGCAAAACAGCGATTAAGTTTTCACCCAAACAATTAGAAGCTATTTATCGTCCTTATAATTACACGTTTGATGTACTGGAAGGGACGCCCCGTAGCGGTAAAACAACAGCAGGCCATTTTCGGTATGCTGATTATTTGTCGTGGACAAGAGATACAAACCATTTAATCGTTGCTTATAACCAAGAGCAAGCACAGCGTTTATTTATAGATGGTGACGGCACTGGATTGCAACACATATTTGGTGATCTTGCTGAGATTAAGCACAACGAATTAGGTTCGCATCTTGAAGTACACACACCAAACGGAGTTAAACGCGTCTATTACAAGGGTGGCGGCAAAAGTAACAGTGTCGGCGCCATAACGGGTATGTCACTTGGAAGTGTAGTCTTTTGTGAGATCAACTTATTAAACATGGGTATGATTCAAGAGTGCTTCCGTCGTACATTCGCTGCTCAGGACCGTTATCACTTAGCAGACTTAAACCCTCCTGCACCTAACCACCCTGTAATATCGGAAGTATTCGACGTTCAGAATACACGTTGGACGCATTGGACACCTAATGATAATCCAATATTATCAGAACAACGTAAGCAAGAAATATATGATGTACTTTCTAAGAATCCGTATTTACTCGAACGAGATTGGTACGGAAAGCGTGTAATGCCTCAGGGTGTTATCTACTCCATGTTTGATATGAATAAGAATGTTGAACATGCGGTACTCGGTGATCGTTACGAAATGTTTTTCACTGCTGATGGTGGTCAATCTGACGCTACAAGTTGCGCTTGTAATATAGTAACTCGTTTCAAAGATAAATTCAGATTGATGCGTGTCGCTCACTACTATCATAGTGGAGCAGAAACAGGACAAGTAAAAGCAATGTCTGTATACGCAAAAGAAATAAAATTATTTATAGAATGGTGCGTAAGACGATTCCAAATGCGCTATACAGAAGTGTTTGTTGACCCTGCATGTAAGTCCTTGAGAGAAGAACTTCACTTATTAGGGATTAATACGACAGGTGCAGATAACAATGCACACGATGTCAGTAGCTCTGCTAAAGGAATGGAAGTTGGTATTGAAAGGCTTCAGAACTTAATGACGAATGAGCAGTTTTACATTGTTGAGTGCGACGAATACGATCATTATCATTTCTTAAAAGAAATCGGTATGTATGTACGGCAAGATAATGGTTCTCCGATAGACGCATACAACCACAGTTTGGATGAAGCGCGCTATGCAGGAAATTACTTCTATAACAACTATGTAAAGTAGGTGATAAATAGTGTTTACATGGTTAATCAACAAAGGGAAGGAGCTGCTCTACAAAATGGGCTTAATTTCCGGTATTAAGAAAGTCACTGACAATCGAAAGATTACCATTAATGAAGAATCATACAAGCAGATAGACGTATGGAAGGCTATCTATAGCGGTCATTTCAGCGAATGGCACGACCTTAAATACCAAACGGTTGAAGGTCAGAAGCAGCGCCGTATGGCATCGCTGAACATGGCGAAAGTAGTGACTCAAGAAATGTCTTCTCTTATTTTTAACGAGAAATGTTCTATTAATATATCAGACGGAACATTGTTCGATAATATCAAGAACGTTTTAGATGAAAATAATTTTTATAGGGAATTTCAGAGATACCTTGAATACATGTTATCACTCGGTGGTATGGTGATTAAGGTGTATTACAACGAAGGGATTAAATTATCGTTCGTTACTGCAGATTGTTTTGTCCCCGTATCATGGGATAACAATAAAGTAACTGAAGGTGTGTTTATTAACGAGTCTACGAAGGCAGGTAAATATTATACGCTTTTAGAATGGCATTTAATTGAACGAACAAGCGAAGGCCCGCAACATGTAATTAAAAACGAACTGTATGTAAGTCGTAATAAAGGCGAATTAGGTGTGAGAACAGGATTAAAAGAATTATACCAGGACTTAGAAGATGAGGTAAGAATCAAAAACTTATCGCGCCCTACATTCGTATACTTCAAGCCTAATACGGCAAATAATCTAGATTTATATTCTCCACTTGGAGTTTCAATGTACGGGAACTCTTTAGATGTTCTTAAATCGCTTGATATCGCATTCGACAGTTTCCAAAGGGAATTCGTGTTAGGTAAGAAGCGGATTATCGTACCTGCTTCTGCTATCAAGCATGTTGTAGATCCAATCTCTGGTATACCACATCGTTACTTTGATAGTTCTGATGAAGTGTATGAGGCGATGAAACTTGAGGGAGACCAACGAATACAAGATATATCGGTAGAGTTACGTGTAGAGGAACACACAGCAGCTATAAATGCTCTATTAAATTACCTATCAATGCAAACAGGATTCTCTGCAGGTGCATTTAGCTTTGATGGTCAAGGAGTTAAAACAGCTACTGAAGTTGTGAGTGAAAACTCTAAGACATTCAAAACAAAACAATCTCACGAAACGATATTAGAAGATTGTATCAGGGACTTAGTTGACGTTATTGTCGATATTGCTGAGTTATACGGAACATTTAGTACTACTGAAGACTACGAAGTTACAGTGACGTTTGACGATTCTATTGCAGAAGATCAGGCGGCTGAAATTAACAAACAAATTTTACTTGTTACAAACGGTTTAACAAGCAAAATAAAGGCTCTGATGAAGATTCACGGAATTTCCGAAGAAGAAGCAGAACAACTGCTAAAACAGATTATAGAAGAAAATAGGATGGCTATGCCGGAGAATGTTGACTTCTTTAATCTAGAAGGGAAACCGGAGCAGGAACAAACTAATAACGGAGGTGAGTAATAAATGGCTTTACCTCCAGAGAAATCGCAGCAGCTTTCTTTATTCGTAGTAGATATTTACAGTGCGATAGAAGAAGAGTTGCTTTTAAATATGGCTAGAATGCTAAAACATGATATGCCTTTATTATTGGCAGCTGAAAATGGCGACGAGTATCAACATTGGCGCATGGTACAGCTAAATAAGTTAGGTACCTTAAATAAACAACAATTAGATACTCTTGCAAAGCATAGCGGTAAAACGGTAGAAGAAGTAAAAGCGATGCTCAAAGCTGCCGGTTCTACTGCTATTGATGATCATGAAGATATCTACAGTCAAGCCGTGAAACTAGGCTTATTAGAAGTAGCGCCTCCAATTACAACTAACGCTGCTTTAATTGGTATTCTGAACGCATACGTAAATCAAGCGCTCAGTACATTAAATCTCGTCAATACGACGATGTTAAAACACTCTGAGCAAATGTATCTAGATGTGTTAAATACAACTGTCGGTAAGATGCTTACGGGCACCATAACGCAACAACAAGCCGTTAGACAGGCTATCGCACAATGGTCTGATAAAGGTATTCCGGGTTTTGTTGATAAGTCAGGGAGAAAATGGAGTGCAGAAGCCTATGTAAATATGGTATGTCGCTCGACTAGTAACAACGTGGCCAACGAAATGCAGGATGAACGCATGAAAGATTACGGTGTTGATTTAGTCGAAACAAGCAGTCATATGGGAGCGCGTTAACATACGGGCGCGCTATAAATCGTGTGAACCAATTGATTATTGGGTGTGGTAATTAATATTACTGCTAACGGGGGACGCCTCCGAAAAAAGGTCAATCCCGTGCTAAGTGTGTTACCTTCCAAGGTAAAATGTTATAATATTCCTATAGAGGTGATATTATGACGGAAACTATAGGTATTTATAAAATAACAAACAAGTTAAACGGAAAATGTTATATCGGTCAAAGTATTAATATCCCAAAACGTTGGGAAAATCACAAATGTATGAACGGAAATCATTCTTACCCTCTCTACTTAGCTTTTAAAAAATACGGAATAGATAACTTTTCTTTTGAGGTTTTAGAGTATTGCTCTAAGGAAGAATTAGAGCATAAAGAATACTTCTACATTTTGCTATATGACAGTACGAATCACGGTTACAATCAAACTCTAAACACAAGGAATCCTTTGTTAGATGATGAAATTATGAAAAAGGCAATCGAAAATATGACAATCAATCATAGGACAGAGGAACATAGAGAAAAACAGCGTCATATAACAAGAGAATTGTGGAAAAATGAAGATTACAAAGAAAAGTTAATGAAAATTTTCCAATCAGAAGAGTTCAAAGATAAAATATCTTTAGCCTCAAAGAAACTTTGGGAAGAAAAAAGAGAAGAACTTTTGGATTCGTTAAGAAAATCTTGGGATGATCCGGATTTTCGAAAGAAACGTAGTGAAAATCAAAAGAAAAGGTTTCTTAACGAAGAATACAAGGAACAGAATAAAAAGGATTTGAAAAAAGCTAATGCTATTTACGTAGAAATGATGAAAAGTAATGAAAAATTCCGTGATGAGTGTGTAGAGAAGATGAGGGAAGCTAGTAAGCCGAGAATGAAATCTATCACAATGTTAGACAAACATACATTAAAGACGATAATGACATTTGAAAGTTTAGCAGATGCAGCTAGATGGATTAAAGGAAACACAAAATATATAAAAGCAGATTATGCAACCATCAGAAAAGCTGGAAAAAGCGAAACAAGAACTGCCTATGGTTATAGATGGAAGGTACATGAAAGTGTAGAGACTAGCCGAAAGGCGTAGGGCGGATTTAATCACCGTTCGAAGCGCACGACACTTTATTATTTAAAGTGATGATATAGTCCAGACTTATAAGATGGAAAATTATAAGAGAATCGCCTAAATGCGCTCCGTATCAGGGGCGTATATTCTCTATGAGTGGTAAAAGCAAGAAATACCCTGCATGGTCCACAACTTCTTATGGAGATGCAGCTGGGATACTTGGTGTTAACTGCCGGCACATTAAATATCCATACATACCTGGTATGTCAACGAAAAGGAATGAACCTCAAGATTACGCCGAGAATAACCGCGTATACAAAGAAAGTCAGAGACAGCGTTCTCTTGAAAGAGATATTAAGAAGGCGAAGCGCGAAGTCATGTTATTAGAAGAACTTGGCGACAAAGAAGGCGTAAAATTAGCAAAACAAAAAGTGTCGCAGCGTCAAGCGGCCATGAGGGACTTTATTAAAGCTACCGGACGCAGAAGAAGACCGGAAAGAGAGAAAATATATACAGTATAGGAGTGTTTCTTATGAAAAACAAATACCGTTTACGTTTAACAAATATGCAGTATTTTAATGATTTAACACCACCTGCACCGGAAGGAGGTGACCCGAGTGTAACACCGCCAGTAAATCCAGTTACTCCACCTGATACACCGCCAGAAGTAACATCGCCTGCTCCTGTGACATTTACACAAGAACAGTTGGATGCAGCAAAAGCAGAACATGAAGCATCGCTTTTAAAACGATTAGGAGTGGAAGACGTTGATCAATTAACGCAGACACTTACTGATTGGAAAGCGCATCAAGAAACACTAAAAACTGATCAAGAGAAGCAACAAGAACAGCTTACTAACTATCAGAATCAAGTAAAAGAGCAAGAAGGCGCGTTGTTCAATCTTCAGGCTGAGAATGCCGCTATTAAAGCTGGTATTACAGAAGAGAAGAATTTAAACGCTGTTATCGCGCTTGCGAAGACAAAAGTAACCGGTGATGTAGATATCACGCAAGCTATTGCGCAAGTTGTAGCTGATTTCCCACACTTTAAAGGTGTAGTAGAGCAGCCGCCAACAGATACAGGAAAGCCGAAACCTACATTTTCACAAGGTAACCACCAACAAACAACAATGTCAGAATCTGATAAATGGTTCGCAGCGTTTGGAGTCAAAAAGCAATAGTTTTTAAACAAGTCACATTTATAGGTGGCTTTTTTATTTTGCAAAAATACGAAAAATAGGGAGATGTTTTATACATGGCTACATTAAATTATGCAACGCAATATCAAGAGGTACTTGTTCAAAAGTTTTCACAAGGGGCGGCATTCGGTGCATTATACGCAACACCAAATAATGATGTCGTGAAATGGACAGGCCCAAAAACAATTCAGATTCCACGAATTAAAGTCGGTGGTTATACAGACGTAAACCGCGATGTTGTTGGAAACTATACGCGACGCGTTGACAACTCATTCGAACCAAAAACTTTAGGTCATGACCGTGAATTCCGTACATTAGTTGATCCAGCAGACATTGATGAAACAAATATGGCTGTATCTATTGCTAATATTACTCGCGTATTTAACGACGAAGAAGCTATTCCAGAGCATGATAAATACATGGCTTCTAAATTATACGCAGAGTTCACTGGCGCAGGTAAAACGGCTGATACAACTGCTCTTACTCCTGAAAGTTTCTTAGAAGTGTTTGATAACATGATGTTAGAAATGGACGAAGCAGAAGTTCCGCAAACTGGACGTATCATGTACATTACTCCAGCTGTTAAAAAGATTGTAAAAGCAGCTAAAGAATTACAACGTACTTTAGAGATTTCTGGCACTACTGAAAAAGCTGTTAATCGTGGTGTGTACTCTTTAGATGATGTAACTATTATCACTGTGCCATCTAGTCGTATGAAAACTGCTTATAACTTCACAAACGGAGCTGTGCCTGATGCAACTGCAAAACAAATCAACATCATCTTGATTCATCCACTTTCTGTAGTGGCTCCACAAAAATATGAGTTTGTTGACTTAGACACTCCAAGTGCTGCTACTGGTGGTAAATACCTTTACTACGAGCGCAAATATTGGGATGTATTTATCTTAGGCGCTAAAGTGGACGGCGTTAAATTTAATATTACTTCTGCATAAGAGAGGCTTTTATAGCTTCTCTTTTCTTTTATATAAGAAAGGAATGGTGTAAATGAGTAACACGGTAAAAGTAAAACGTTTAAACAAAGTATTAAACATTGATAAAGACTTCTTGCCTAGCTATCTGAATGACGGTTTCGACCAAATTAATGATGAAGGAAAAATCATTAAGCGCGCTACTGGCGGCCGTAACATTTCGGTACAAGAGTACAATCAAGCTCTGGATAAAATCGATGAGCTAGAGGCAGAAATTGCAGAATTGAAGGCACCTAAAACAACTGCCAAGAAGTAGGTGAATGTATGCCTTATATAACTGTTGATTATTACAGAAATGAATACGAAGGGACTCCTATAGCTGATGACGATATGCTGAAACGGATGATTAAAAGAGCCTCTGATGTAATCGATCAAATGATTCATTACAAATTAGAAGGTATCAATTTTGATGAAGTAGCACCATTCATTAAAAAACAAGTAATGAAAGCTACTGCTGCTCAGACTGAATTCATCGCGCTATACGGAGAAACCTCTTCGAACGTTATGGTTGAAACACCTGTTATGCAGGTTGGTAAGTTTCGGTATGGATTACTAAGAGGCGGTAAATCTGAAGGCGGGACGACTATCGATCCTAGCTTCTCACACGGAGCAATCAAGTTCTTAGAGCCTACAGGTTTACTTTACAGCGGGGTGGGAACACAATGATTAATCTTATCCCTATCCCGATGCACCTGCTAATCCATACCGTTGAATATCATGAATATATTGGCGAGGATGACGTTTGGGGCGGTGGGTCTGCTTCATACGCTGCACCTATCATTATCGAAAGAGTGCGTGTGCAACCAAATGAAAAGGTGTATAACGCTACAACAGGCGATAGCGTGACATTCCAATCTATTCTATTCCATGATTCTATCAACTCAGCTCATCCTAATCAGGTTTTCAAAGAGAAGTCTAAGATTATATGGAACGGAAAGGAAATGTTCATTAAAGAGGTTGAACCACTTTATACAACAAATCCGAACAGACCGCACCATACGGAGTTGTACTTACGTTGATTAGGGTTAATGTACGAGTTAATACTTCTCAAATTGAACCTAATGTTATGAATGCTGTTGAAAAAGCCCAGTTCGCATTAGACCAACAAGTTCTAAAGGACAGTAATTATTATGCTCCTGAGGATACAACGGAATTAAAGCGTTCTGGAGTCAGATACAGCAGACCAGGCGAAGGGCATGTTGGTTGGGATACACCATATGCAAGGCGCTTGTATTACAATCCACAGTACAACTTCTCAAAACAACCGAATCAAAATGCGCGAGGCTTATGGTTCGAGGAAGCCAAGGCTAGACATGCAAGTGATTGGGCTAGAATAGTAGAGAGAACAATTAGCGATAATCTATAAAATCAAACCGTAAAACTTGCGTTCGTGTTATAATAGTGTTATTAACACGGGGGTGGATTCTATGGATAAAAGCCTAGATATTTTAGGAGAGACTTTTGGGAATTTGACGGTTGTTGGCTATTCACACACACAAAGGAATGGTTCTTATTGGGATTGTGTTTGTAAATGTGGTAATACAAAAAAAGTAACAAAAAATCATCTCATGACTGGTCATACTAAAAGCTGTGGATGTTTAAGACCACAGGTTATTACTAAACATGGCGATCATAAAGAGCGCCTATATAGTATATGGAGCGGGATGAAACGTCGTTGTTTAAATAAATCAGCGAATGATTACTATAAATATGGCGAAAGAGGAATATCTGTACACGAAGAGTGGATGAATTATCCGATATTTAAGAAATGGGCTCTTGAAAATGGGTATTCGGATGATTTAACACTTGAACGTTTGGATTTCAATGGTAACTATGAACCAGGAAATTGTAAATGGATACCTTTAGAAGAACAGCTAAAAAACACAAGAAGAAATGTATTTATAACTTTTGAAGGTGAAACCAAAGTCTTATCTGATTGGGCTAGACATTTTGGTATTAACTATCAAACTCTAAAAGGTCGGTATTGGAGAGGCGATAGGGGCGAAAAGTTATTTAGGAAAACAAAAAGTCATCTTAACGGATGACTTTTTTTAATGGAGTTAAAGGATGTGGTCACATGAAATGGCTAGTAGAAAGCGTGATCAAGCATTTAAATAAAGTTTTACCTCCAAATATTGTTTACGCGCCTATCAAAGCGAATGTGTTAGATGTGGGAACTAACAATGCACCAAGGAAGAGCATAGCTTTGCGGATTATCCCCTCCGCTCCGGGTGAACAGTATTTCGAAGGTGAAACGATAAAAAAAAATTTCCAAATACTCGTTAAAAGCCCTAATGGATTAGAGGCTATGTCAAGCATCGATGCTATCGCAGACGAGCTTCACAATCTCCACAGACGCACCTTCCACAGTATTGATACAACTTATAATCTCATTATGATGGAAAAGTATGTGGAGCCTAATTGGGTCGATAAAACAGAAGCTAACGAACAAATATACACCGCTCTTTTTGTAGCGGAATTAGAAATAGGAGGTAATTAATTTGGGTGGATTTTTAATGAATCATGGATATAAATTCGAGTTGAACGTATCAGAAACGAGTACAGCTAAATATGCCGTTATTGCGAAAGGGATTACTTCGGTAGATCCGGACAATAATGAAGAATCAGATGAAACATACTATTATGATGGTGGCGGAGCTGCAGAGCGTGATATTACTGGTTTCATGATGTCTTATGGATTTGAAGGGCATCGATACTATGGTGACGAAGCACAAGATTTTATTTTTAAACGTATTAACCAAGTAGGGGTGGCTCGTAAAAGTGATTTTAGAGTAACTGAACCGAATGGAGACAAGTGGGAAGGTCGTTGTACTATTTCAGAAATTAAAGCTCCTGGTGGAGATGCAAACGCTAAAGGAGAAATTGAGTTCACAATCAGTTTTGATGGCGTGCCAAAATTCACTAAAGCAACACCAACGTTGTAAAACAAGGAGTCGTTAATGCGGCTCCTTTTTCTTTAAATAATATATCAAACTATAAAAATGGAGAGTGGAAATAGATGTCAAATGTATTTCAATTTAATTTCGAACAAACTCACAAAGATGTAGATGTTGCTGGTAAGGTATACCGCGTTGAATTCAATGATGATGCTTTAGTTAAATACCAAAAAGAAATTAAAAGATTCAAAGAAGAGTCGGAAGAATTACAAACACTTGTAGAAAGCTATAAAGATGCTTCTGACGAAGAAATCGAAGAACTTATGGAGAAGCAGAAAGAAGTTACAAAGCATGTCGTTGAAACTTTCTTAGGTGAAGGTACGTTCGAAGAATTATATGAAAAAGCGGGTAGATCAGCTAAAAATCTATTATCTCTTGTTTGGTATCTAAATGATTTATATGTAGAAGAAACATTGAAGAAATCAGAAAAAGAACAGTCTAAATATTTAGCTAACCTTAAAAAGTAAGGTGATCGGTAATGTTTAAACTCACCGATAGAAACAGGGACATTTACGAATGGGCAGGAGTAGCAATAGAGTTGAACCTATCCTTCGATAATGTTTTGAAAATGATGGAGCTTTTTGACGATGTTAATATACCAGATCGGATGAAACCAAATATTGCGTTGAATATGATTATTGTAGATCATTCGCTATTAGCGCAATTAAATCCATCACAAAAGGAAAAACTTCTCGTCGATGTGTTTAAAGATAAATTGAATATTGATTTAACGTCAGGTAAGAAGACCAATGAGAGGACGGAAGAGTTAGAAAATCCGTTAAATGAAGAGAAATCTCCAGAAATACCTGTCGTTAATTTCACATTAGACGCAGAAATGATATTTGCGTCTTTTTTGTATGACTATAATATCAATTTATTTGAACAACAAGGGATATTGCAATGGGGAGAGTTTTTAGCTTTATTTAATAACCTGTCTGAAAAGACGCCAATGCGTACTGCGATACACTATCGGACTTGCGAAATACCTAAGAAAGATAAACATAACGCTGAAGAACGAAAGCGAATCAAAAAAATGAAAGAGCGGTACGAACTGCCGGAAGCAAAAGCCATTAGAGAAGAAATGGAGTATAAGGCGTACCTAAAAAGATTAGAGGCGCAAAAAAGGCAGGTGACTTCAAATGGCTGACGGACGTGTTGATATAGAAACCCGGTTAGAATCAGATAACATCCGTAGGGATGTGCAACGCGTTAATGCTGAATTAGGTCGCATCGGAAATAACATGGGACAGGCAGCTCAGGGAATGCGTAACGAAATGGGTCGAGGAATGCAAGGAATGGTAGGAGACTCTGAGTATTACGCTAGGCAATATCGCCGTGCTTATGGTAATGAGATAGGCGGGCTTATGAGTGATATGGGTGGGTCATTCCGATATATGTCTGCTGAAGCTAGGGGCATGATGGAAGAAATGAGACAAGGATTTCACGCTCAGAAAATGGCTATGATTCCTTTTAAAGAAGACCAAATCAAAGCGACTTATGGATTTTATCAAATGGCTCAGGCTTCAAAGGACTTTCAAGGTACAAACCAAGCATTCATAAATCAAGCTAACGATATAGGAAAGGCAATGAAAGCTTCACAAGACGCGCAAATTAACGCTAATAGACTAGCAATGATGGGAATGCTTCAAACTATCGGTGCTATGAATGCGATGTCTTCTGCAGCATCTAAAACAACTAAGAACTTGGATCAGATGAAAAATCCATTATACAATACGGCCAGACCTGCTCTGGCTTTGGTAGATAGTTTGGATAGGGTGGCTCGTAGTGGATCAGCTGCACAAATAGCGTTAGAGTTACATGGACCGCAGGCAAGTATGAAAACCCTGACGGATGAAGCGATGAGGCTTAATACAGTTATGATGGGGATGCCTATCGTTGCGATCGGTGTCGGGATGTCCGCTTTATTCATGTATGGAGCTTTGCACAAAGCTAACATGGAGCTAAACCCTAAATACGCTGAAGCATACAACGAAATGATTGAGAAACTTACGAAAGCCTTAGAGCCGATGAGACAAGCCTTTGCTGCTGTTGCAATTCCTATCTTCAACTTTGTTACGAAACTAGCAGAATTAACTATAGCATTCAATGAAGCGCACCCTGTCATGGCAAGATTTATTCAAGGTACTATTATGCTAGTCCCTGCATTGATGGCACTTATGTTACCTTTAGCACTCGGTGTTGGATATTTCAGAGGATTGAGAGCGATTCTCTTCGCATTACGGCCTATTATAATGCCGGTTGTGACTGCGTTCGCTACAATGTCAACTCCTGTATGGATATTAGCGGCAGCAATAGCAGGGTTAACGGTAGGATTCACCCATTTTTATAAAACAAATGAGAAATTCAAGGGATTTGTAGACGGGACTATTAAAAGCATTAAAGATTTCGGGAGTGCGCTTGTTAAAAATACATCTGAATTAATCCAAAGTGCTTACAAATCAGATATGGTTCAGAATAGCATAAAAGCTCTGCAAACGGGATTCGCTACAGCAGGGAAGAAATCCTTAGAGTTTGGCTCTAATATGGCTAGTTTAGGTAAATACCTTTACTACACGGCTTTAGACGGCGACCATCTCAACGACTGGATTACTCATCTCCCTGAATCTTGGCAAGGCGCTGCAATGGCTACAGGACAAGCTGTATCGACGATAAGAGGTCATATCAGCTCTTTATTCGGCGCTACGATACAGCTAGGGAAAGATTTACTACAGCTAGGTAGCTATTTAACAAACGTAGCATTTACAGGAAACATCTTTTCTGATGCCTTAAATGCTTTACCGCCAAGTGTGCAAGGATTAGCAAGTTCGTTTGCACCGGCAATGCTAGCGGTTAATTCGTTCGGACAATCCATTGTTGCGCTAGGGAAGTATTTGTATTTCGCTGCGTTAGATGGAGACGCAATGAACGATTGGATCACACATCTTCCTGTAAGTTGGCAAGCGGCAGCGACATCTATTGCGAATACCATAGTATCCATGACAACATCGTTTACATCTTTATTCGGTCCACTTAATCAAGTTGGTTATGCGTTTCTTAATTTAGGTAGATATCTTCTTTCTGTCGCATCTACAGGCAGTTTAATGAACGGATGGTTAAACCTTATGCCTGTTGGGTTCCAAACGGCAGGTGTTCTTATAGGGAATGCGATTCTAACTATCAAAACAGCTATTTCTAGTTTAGTAGAGGCTGTTAGATTAGCTTTAGGCGGAGATACATCTCAACTAGGGCAGATCTTCATGACAATTATGCCTACACTGATAGGAATGCTACTTGGTGGGTTACCTGCATTACTAATTACAGCATCTCATTTTCTACCTACAATCGTGAACGGTATCAACACAATGTTTCCTAACTTCTTAGCAACTGCAGGCAGTATCTTGCTAAAGTTTGCAGAAACAATAGTTGGAATGCTTCCTACAATATTGCAGATAGGTATTGATATAATTTCTAAGTTAGTAGATGGATTAGTCACGGCACTTCCTATACTCATACAAATGGCTATAGACGTAATTGTTAATGCTACAAACGCTCTAATGAATGCAGTTATTGCAATGGCCCCGTCATTAATTAATGCAGGTTTAGACATGATTATGAGTATCTGCAAAGGGGTAGCGGACAATCTACCTAAAATTTTAGAAATGGCTCTTAAAATCATTGAAATGCTTCTAACAGGTATCAATAATATGTTACCTAAAATCATAGAAGCAGGGATTAAGATTTTAACTGAATTGATTAATGGTATAGTGCAAAGGTTCCCTCAATGGGTGCAAATGGGCTATGACATGATGAATAAGTTTCTAGATTCAATCATTAAGCACTTACCGCAAATTCTGCAGACCGGTATTGATATTCTTATGAAACTTATTGACGGTATCGTTAAAGTCCTTCCTAAATTGCTAGACGCTGGGCTTAAAATGATTATCCAATTAGCAAAAGGATTAGTGGATAATTTCCCTACGATCCTAGAAAAAGGGATTCAAATAGTAGAGTCTATCATTAGAGGTATCATACGAGCTCTTCCTGGTCTTCTAAAGAAAGCATGGGAATTAACATGGGAGTTCATTAAAGTGATTGTAGCTAACTTGCCACAAATCCTAGAGACAGGTGTTAAGTTACTTATCGCTTTAATTAATGGTATCGTGAAGACTGTAGGTCGTTTATCTTCTACGATTATCACTGAAGTTATTGGAGCTATCCTTAAATGCTTCAGTAACGCAGGTACAATGCTTAAAGACATCGGCAAAGACATCATCCAAGGTCTGATTAATGGTATTTCCGGAATGGTCGGGAAAGCTGTATCTGCCGTAAAACGTGTAGCAAGCAGTATCAAAGATGGAATCGCGGACTTCTTCGATATTCATTCCCCGTCTCGCGTAACTTATGCGATGGGTGAATTTGTTACTGAAGGACTTGCTAATGGTGTTGTTGGTATGACTAAATATGCGGTTAAAAAAGCACGTACATTAGCCGAATCTGTATTAGATGGATTCTCGTCACTGAAGGATGATATCGTTATGGGTGATATCGTCGGTGGTGATATTGATAACGCAGCTCTGAATTCCGCATTTTCAAGCTCTAAGAGATTTGTGAACGATATGATTAACGTTAATCCTACGGCACAACAGGCTGCTTATATAGCACCTAAACAAGAGAGACAAGTTAAAACAAAGCCTCAAGATAATAATCAGAGCAATCAAAATAACACGTACATCGTAATGGATAAAAAGGTTGTTGGAGAAGTATTAGCACAACCTGTAGAAACTACGAATAACAGACGAAAGCAACGTCTTGCGCAATTTAAACCAACTGTAACACCTTCCTTTTAACTAAGGGAGGTGTTTTTTATAGATGAAATAGGAAGGAGATAGTCAAATGTCATCAGGTAGTTTTTCATTTAATGGAATACGTAAAGACTACATCTTTATCTTAATGGGATTTAACCGACCTGCATGGTCTCCTGTTGAGAGAGATATCTTAAAGGTTCCTTCTAAAGCAGGGGGGTATCTCCTACAAACGAATACAAATGTAAGAACAATAGAAGTCCCTGTCATTATTAGGGCGGGTAGCCAAAGCGAAATGCAGAAGATGAAAGAAGATTTAGCGGATTGGCTTGTGACAGATCAACCTTGCGAATTAATTTTTGATGATGAACCAGATCGCACATACATGGCTGTAATTGATGGTGGAGCAGATATAGATGAATTAATTTTTAGAGGAAAAGGAAAGATTAGATTTGTCTGCCCTATGCCTTATAAATTAGGGGCTATTAAAACAGAAGTTATGCTGGTGCAGAATCAAGAATTAAAAGCGACCTTTGAAAATAAGGGAACAGTAGGAACAAATCCTATTATCGATATAGAAGTGGCAAACCCTAGTCCATTCTTGGATGTATGGAATGAAGACGAATATTTTAGGCTCGGTTATCCTACCGGAGTTAAAACTCGTGTAGTAAAACAAGACGAACGCCTGATATGGGACGAAATGAATAGTTTAACACCTTGGACAGCTGTAACTGGTCAAATAGGGATTTATAAGAGTTCAGGAGCAATGAAAGTATGGCAAGGATATGCTTTTACACCTGAATCATACGGAACAGGAACTGATACTGAGTGGCATGGTCCCTTTATGAAACGAACTATCCCTAATACAAGTGGTGTTATTCAAGACTTTAGACTTGATGTGCAAATGCATTTTCAATCTGGTCATTGGAGCCGAATGGGGAAAACGGTAGTAATGCTTTTAGATGCTAACGACAATGTAATAGTTGAACTAGCAATGGCTGATGAGTATATGAGTCATGAAATGACAACCGCACAAGCAATTATTGATTCAGGCGGTTCTAGAAAGTGGATTGCTGACGAAATGGGGATGTCTTCTGATACATTTAATAATTTCAGGGGTCATGTTTCAGTAGCACGCAGAGGTAAAGAGTGGAGTTTCTATTTTGCTAAGTATCGTAAAAATACCGAAATAGATGATGCTAGTTTTGTCCAAACTTGGAGAGATGAGTCCGATAGTAACCCCATGACTTCTAGACCAGTCGCAAAGGTAGCTGTAGGATGTATCGCTTATGGTCCTCATTCACCAGCGGAAATAGCATTTATTGAAGATGTGAAGTTTTGGAAGATTAATACATTAACGTTAGATGAAACGCCTTATATTTTTGATGTAGGGGATAAAGTCCAGATAGATACAGAGAGATCACTAGTAACAATAAATGGAACAAATGCAATTGGATTAAAAGACATCTTTAGTAGATTCCCTACTGTAAAAAGAGGTCGGAACGATATTATTATACGTCCATCTAACATAGGGACAGCGCGAATTGTTTATAGGGAGAGGTACAAATAATGAAGAAGGTAAGCGGAGATTTACACATTGTGGATTTTAAAACAAAGCAAATTATCGCTACTATTCAGCCGGCGGATTATTTCGATGATCTAAGACACTGGGAGATCAAAGATAACGTCGACATACTGGACTTCAAATTATTAGAAGATTCTCCGTTTCTAGATTATATCCAACAAAAGAATTTGATATTAAAAGAAACGAATCCAGGTGTTATTACTCCCTATGTAATCACTTCTATCGAAAAAGACTCTGAAGCTCACAATTTTACTATCTATGCATCAGGTGAGTGGATTTTACTTGATAAAGAGGTTCCTTTGACACCGCGAGAGATTAAAAGTTGGAGTGCCAAACAGTATTTAACGTTTGCTACTAGTCATACTGATTGGGAAGTTGGGTTTATCGAAGCTGTAGGGAATCGCTCGTTTAAAATAGAAAAACCCATGAGCCCTTTGCAATTCATTCAGCAAATCGCAACTCTCTTCGACAACATTGAAATCCAATACAGGATAGAAATCGGAACAGGAAAACCAAGAAGATTCATCGACCTTGTTAAGAAGCGTGGTAGAGAAACAAATAAAGAGGTTACACTTGGTAAAGATTTAGTAGGAATCAAGCGTATAGAGAACTCTGAGAACATTATTACGGCATTAGTCCCGTATTATATAGGACAAGATGCAGATGGAAACGACAAGTTAATCACTATCGAATCAGTTAATAACGGAGTTCAATATATTGTTGATGAAGCAGCGTTTCAACGTTGGAATGTGAACGGGAAGCACCAATTTGGATTTTACACACCGGAATCTGAAAAAGATGAACTTACTCCGGCCCGATTGTTAACATTAGCCAAAACGGAGCTGAAAAAGCGCGTTTCTACAATCGTAACTTACGAAGTGAATTCCGTTGACATATCTAGCGTATTTGGGTATGAGCATGAGGATGTTAGAGAAGGAGACACAATCCGTATTATCGACGAAGGTATGACGCCGACTCTTTACCTAGAAGCGAGAGCTATTGCAGGAGACAATTCCTATAAGGATAAGCATCAAAACAAGCACACATTTGGAAACTATGTAGAAATAGTCAACCAAGATGAAGCGTTGCGAAGACTGTATCAAAAGATGCTTTCCATGATTAATGACAAAGTATCGAAAGAATGGTTTGCTGCATTAGAAGAAAAAGCAAATGATACAGCTAAAAAGGCGAATGAAGCTGTTGAAGAATCGAAAACAGCTAAAGATTTAGCTACTGCTACAAAAGATTATATGGATCAAAACATGGTCGATATTATAGAAAGTGTTTCTCCTCCTATCGCGGGTCTTAAACCAAATAAAACGCTATGGCGTGATATTAGTGGTGGTAAGCCTGGTATTTTGAAAATATGGACAGGTGAAGCGTGGGATGTTGTCGTTCCGGATGTCGAGGAAGTTAAAAGGGATCTTGAACTCACTAACGAATCCATGAAGTCGAAAATCTCTGAAAAACAAATGCAAGATTATTTAGGTGGTTTAGGCAGTACAAATATTCTATTCAATTCTGCATTTGAAGATAGAGAAATTAACCCAAGTTCTGGTGTGATTATCTCTAGAACCCCAAGCCTTAGTAAGTGGAGCGTGACAGCTACTGCAGGAACAGCGGTTACACCTACAACATCCAAAAGACATGATGGGTATAATTCTGTTCAGATTCAAGCTACAGGGTTAACAGGGAACGTTTTTACAGGAATAAGCCAGATGACTCCTGTTGCATCTAACTCAGGGAAAGTAGTGTTATCTGCATGGGTATTTACAAATAGTAAAGATAGCTTAGATCAAGATGGATATTTGGAAATTAAGTTTCGAAATGGATTAACTGTAGTTGCTACTGCGAATGTAACTTTAAAAGATAAGTTAACTAATGGCGTATGGACATTTATTTCTGTTACTGCTGATGTACCTTCAAGTGCTGTTACTCATGCTGAAGCTTGTATAGGAATAAATAAAAACGGCCTTATTTGGGCTTCTCAACCACAATTTCAACAAGGTGAGAACCCTTCAAGTTTCATGGAAAACCCTAAAGATTATGCTAACTACGACCAACTTGTTGGAGAGATTGCAAAAAAAGTGGCTACTTCTGAATTCGACTCTAAGGTATCTACTATTGAAACCAGTATAAATCAACAATCTGACCGCATTAATCTCAAAGCAGAGAAAAATGATGTTTACAATAAAACAGATTCTGACGGACGTTTTGGAAGTAAAGCTATAGTAGATAATCACACTTCACAATTATCTTTAATGAGTGATGAGATTAACTTGCGAGTTAAAAATAACGAAATTGCATCTACGATTAACCAAACTGCTCAATCCGTATTAATTCAAGCGAGTAAAATTTATCTTGATGGTTACATTGAAGCAAAACACCTTAAAGCACAGACATTGCAAGGTGTTACAATCCAAACTGCTCCTGCGGGTTCAGGCGCCAATCATATTCGTTTAAATGCACAGAATTTAACTGTATACGGTGGTGGACGTAGTAGAGGTTATTTGGGATTCATTGAGCGTACAGATGGGAACATTCAGTCCGCTTTAATTCTTGGTAATGATTATGAGACGACAGGGACGTTAAATGGATCATTAGTAATTGACCAAACTACAATAAATTCAAACGTATTCACTAACTCAGTAGCTTCAATTGGGATTGCTACAGGTCGTAATGGAAATGACGTCATTAAATCTTCCTATATCAATTTCTACAGATATGATGGAGCAATGCAAATTAACTCTATAGGCGATATGAGTTTAACTAATACAAACGGTAACATCTCTCTTACTGCTAGTTCCACAGGTGGTACTACAGGTTTTATCACCTTGAGTTCTTCTAAAGATATCAATTTGACCGCTAAGCGTGGCTACTTTAATTTTTATACAAGTGATAACAAGTCATTCCCTGCAATGACAATTAAAGACTTAGCTCCAACTGCTCAAGGAGATGTAGATTTTACTTTTGCAAATCAGATCATGTTTAGAATGGCAAGGCATCCTGACTATGTAGGTGAAGGATTACAGATTAAAAGTGCGACAGGTGACGCCTTCCGAGACATTAAGCTAAGAACACTACGAGCTACTGAAAATATATCTGCTACAGGGCGTATGTGGGCGCAAGAATTTATCCCCAATTCTTCTCGTACGCTTAAAATGGACATAGAAGACCTTCCATTCTCTGCTTTAGATAAAATCAACTCTGTAAACATCAAACAGTATCACTTTATAAGAGATGTTGAACGCTTCGAGTCAGGGGAGTCTATTACACTTCCAATTAATTACGGTATGATTGCGGAGGACACTGACGATGTATTCACCACACCACAGAAAGACGCTATAAAACTTTATAGCTCTGTTGCAATTTCTATTCAAGCAATACAAGAAGTTGACTTTAAAGTTGAAAATCTTCAATTTGACCACGGTATGTTGAAGCAGGAAGTTGACACTCTTAAAGAACAACTTGAAGCAGAAAAACTTGAGAAGATTTCAATGAAAGCTGAAATTGATGAATTAAAGGTATTAGTGCAACAATTACTAAACAAATAAACCGAAACAACAATTAATAAATGAGAAACCAGAGCAGCCATAAGCTGGTCTTTTTTTAATTTACAAAAGGAGTGATCCATTTGGCAGAACTATTAAAAGTAAGAGAAATAACAATTGACACAATGCAACATAAAGATTTCGCCACAAAAGAAGAAGAACTAAAGGTAATGCGGTTTTATCAGAATGATTTAAACTCTGCCAAGCTATTAATCAATGTAACTCATGACAAAGTAGTTACGGATTTCTCGACAGCTACAAAGGTACAAATTGCATTTTTAAAGCCTGATGGCAAGAGAGTGTTCCAAGATGTACAGAATGTAAATCAAATGCAAGGTAAGTATTATGTAGTATTAAGCGCACAAACACTTATTGCCTACGGAAACGTAGTTGCGCAATTAAGGTTAACCTTCCCTGATAATAAAGTAATTGAAACATGCAAATTTGTTTTTGCTGTTGATGAATCGATAATGTCTGATGAAGCAATGAAATCTACAAATGAATTTCCAGTTATTCAAAAAGCAATTGAAGCTGGAGAAAAACTTGAAGGAAAAGATATCGATGGAATCATTGCAGCAGGAGCGAAAGCTGACGCAGCATTAGTAGAAGTAAACAAAAATAAAGACCAAATTGGGATTTTGTCCGGAAATATAACGGATATTAAAAAGACTGCTGATGGGTCTTTACCCAAAACAGGTGGAACTATGACAGGTGAAATTATCATTGATAGTGGTGCTCTTATGCGATTTAAAGGAGTTGGAACCGATCCGGATTGGGCTTTCCGTAGGGATGACGCGCATGATGGTTTCGTAATTTCTCCACGTAAGGCAGACAATTCTGACTGGGATTGGGCTAAACAGGTAGAATTCCGCCCAGATAACTTTATAGTTAATGGAAACACTAACCTCCTAAAGAAAACAGGCGGTATTGTAACAGGTGAGGTTAAGCTTGAAGGTGGGACTGCACAACTACATCTGGATGAGTGGGCACAATCCGTGAGAGTTGATCAGCCTACGGCTGATGCTAGTGCAAGAGGTTTTGATTATTATGAGAACAACGTGCGAAAAGGCGGTTTTGGTAGGTTTAGAGGAATCGGTACAGACCAAATGTATATCGGATGGGGCGAAGATCCGTGGGATGAGAATACTAATCTAACAGTTGGTCCTAATAAATTCACTTATAAAAATAAACCTGTAGCTATGCGAGACAAAGACGGACGAGTAACGCTTACCTTGACAGCTGATGCAATTAACGTTAACCCAGACTATCCTGCTTTGGCTATTAGAAGGGGAAATACTGTAACCTTGAGAATGGAAATTAACAAGATTGGTGAAGGAACTACACTAACAACTTTGCCTGTAGATATGCGACCTACTGATCAGCAAGTGTTTACCTCCATATCTAACGATGGTACTACATCGTTGGCGGTATCTCTCGGAATGGATGGCACAGTAACTACATTTACACAGAATAAACCTGTAAGGATTATCGCTACTTATGTAGTGGATTAAAAAGGAGGAAAACACATGGCTAAATATTACGGCTATTGTTATGATGCGAATGGAAAGTTTACGGAGATTATCCCTTTGGATGAGAAACCGATCTACGAGAAGCAAACTTTCCATCGTGAAGAACAGAAAGAAATCATTACAGAAGAGAAGTTATGTGAGGTACATCAATCTATCGAGGATGGCACTTACGAACCGCCTCTTCCCGATCCAGGTGAAGGACCAGAAAACATTGATGAGGCTATTGTATTTGAAGCTACTTACAGCGAACCAATCAGTAAACAGGATTGCCCAGATTGCGTGATGCACAATGTTGAATATGAAACTATTAAAGTGCTGTATGAAGAAGACGTTATTGTAGGTTATGAACCTGACATTCCTGCTAATTGTACTTTAGAAGTTTGCCCGTGGCTTGCTTATGATCCTGTATTTGATGGTGAGAAGTGGGTTAAAACGGTTGAGCCACAACCTGAAGAACCTCAACCAGAAGAACCATCAGAGTTAGAAAAACTCAAACAACATCAGGAACTCATGCAACAGGCATTGGACGAATTATTACTTGGAGGTATGTAAAGTGGCAAATTATTTAGCACAAAGAGTTATCGATGAAGCTTACACATACGATTATGTTATTTTAAAGCGACCAGACCTAAAGAGTGGTATCGACTCATACCTAATTAAAAATGAAAGAGCAGATTTAATTACAAGCGCACAATAGAGTGGGCTTTTTATTTCGAATAAAATACGGCTTTTATAACAAAACGAAGCGTGCTTATAGCAGGCTTTTTTATTTTGAATAAAGGAGTGGAAAGATGGATCGTATCGATGTATTACTGAAAACATTTATAGCTACCTTTGGAGCTTTTTGCGGGTACTTTTTGGGAGGATGGGATACAACATTGAAAGTTCTAGTTATTATGGCAGCTATCGACTATATCACAGGAGTATTCGCAGCAGGATATAACGGAGAGTTGAAAAGCAAGGTAGGTTTTAAAGGCATCGCCAAAAAGGTGGTGCTTTTTCTTTTGGTTGGAGTGGCAGCGCAGTTAGATTCAGCATTCGGGAGCAATAGCGCAATTCGTGAAGCAACAATCTTTTTCTTTATTGGGAATGAGTTGTTATCACTTTTAGAAAATGCTGGTCGAATGGGTATTCCTTTACCTTCAGCTTTAACAAATGCAGTTGAGATTTTAGGTGGTAAAGCAAAACAAGAAACGAAAAAAGGAGATGTTGAATAATGGAAATCAAACAAATGTTAGTGCCAAGAAGTCGATACGATGCCTTATGCCCGTATGAGATGAATCCAACAGAAATCACATTTCATAACACGTACAACGACGCACCGGCTATAAATGAGCGTAATAATGTCGCTAACAATAGCACTGGAACATCATTTCATATCGCTGTGGATGATAAAGAAGCTATTCAGTTAATTCCTTTTAACAGAAATGCATGGCACGCTGGAGATGGTAATGGGAGAGGGAATCGTCATAGTATTGGGGTGGAAATTTGTTATTCACAATCAGGCGGAGCGAGATATCGCAAGGCTGAATTAAATGCAATTGAAGTAATCGCCCAATTAATGATTCAGTTTGATATTCCAATCAGTAAAGTTAAGACTCATCAAGAGAGAAACGGGAAGTACTGTCCGCATCGAATGTTAGATGAAGGACGTGTTCAGTGGTTTAAAAATCAATGTGCAAATAGAGCATCTAGCATGAAAAATTTAAATAAATTACAAGACGCAGGAAAGGTGGAAATTATAGTGAATAAATTTAATAAAGTTGTTACGTATGAATTCGGAACAGCGTTAGTACCAGAAATGTTAGGAATGATGGATGCTCTTGGGTATGAATCTCGTATTATCTCATATGGAGATAAACAGGGATTAGTTAGATTTGAAACAGCATATCGCCAAGGGAATGAACTAGATCGAGCAACTGCATGGTTAGATGCGAAAGGTCTTAAATACTACTATACAAAAGAATAGTTTGATGAACAAAAATAAGAGCCGTCCTGTTGGGCGGCTTTTTTTATTTGAATTCAACATAATATTTATTATTAATAATTCCAAACGCCACTTTTCTTGGGAAGGGTTTGTATCCTTCTAACACTGCGTTCATACAGTGTTGAACCCATTTTTCTAATTCTATTGGTAAGCGATACGCTTTAACGCTCCCATCACAATTTTTAATTGTTGCTACTTGTATGACGGTCCTTGACATTGTAATTCTATCCATTGAAACCGCTGCAACGTCGTCCTTTCCGGCAGTACCAACACTAAGAACTTCATATACTGGCGCGTCTTCTTCTTTAAGAATCATAGGTATGTTCAAATACTCAAAATCATTGATATTATCATAAATAATAGCTCCAGCTTGGTTTCTTCTTACTATATCCTTCGCCATATTCATCCCTCCTTTTTCTAATCATATCGGAATGTATTTGTTAATGCTATTCCGTTTTTTTGTTCTTATCACACAGAATATATGTTCTTTTAAAAGAATAAAAATAGCCCCGTTTTTCACGAAGCTACATCCAAAAATCATCGTAATGAACATCTTTATTTGTTATCTTTTTCAAAGCTCTCACAATCTTTTGTGCATTCTTCATTGTTGGAGAGAATTTATCACCTTGGCATACGCGACTTATTGTAGATTTACTTACACCGCTTCTTTCTGCTAATTCTTGCTGAGTAATTTTGTTTTTCTCCAGAAAATTGGAGAGCTTTGACTTTCTCCCTTTGCCAGAAATAAGCCATCCCATTCTAATCACTCCTGTTTTAAGTTCTTAGTACAAGAGTGGCCAAAGATTTCATTTTTTAAACATCCCGAAAATAGGAATCTTAATTATTATGAAAATCTGCGTTTCAGTAGGGATAGTTTCTTTCCAGGTTCTTCAGCATAATATTTCATGTAGTCACACATTAAGATATTAATCAATTTATCAGCGGTATATCCATGCATAGGGTAGGTGTGAGCCATATCAGAGAAAAACACTTCAATTCTTCTCAATGTCCTTCTATCAATCTTCACTTCAACTGTTCCGTACCTTTCATCATTTTCATTAAATTCTAATTCGCAATCTGTATAGTGCTTCTTACTCTCTAGAATTTGATACAACTGCTCCATACTATTCTTGGATCTTATATGTTCCAGAAAGTCCTCAACAAGTATCTCAGCTAAATCACTAGCGTTACACTCGTAATCTTCCTCTTCCATATCCTCAATGATAATATTCATGCGGAATAAGTAAATTTTGAGCATCTTCACTTCAAAACGGTATTTCTCTTTTAAAGCCCACTCAATTTTAGTCCGTTCCCACCAGTTCCCAGCACTCATTAGCTGTATTTCTTTCGTCATCACATCGTACTTACTGTACATGCTGTCACCGTTGCCAAAACCTTATAAAAATCTAAAAAGTTTGTTTATTTCCCTGTTCTACGTGTCCGATTTGGCCAAAGCTACTTTCGTTTGATATAACACTCCGAGGGCGTAAATTCGGATACAACGAATCCTACATATTAGCAATAACGTTTAGGTGTTAATTTGCTAATTGATAATATGATAAGTTGATAGATGCATTTAAATCCCTATCCATTACAAGACCGCAATCACAGCGATATACTCGGTCAGATAACTTTAGGTCTTTCTTAACGCTTCCACAACATGAACACATTTTAGAAGATGGATACCATCTATCAGCTTCAATGAACTCAATACCATATTTTTCACACTTATATTTCATTTGTCGTTTAAACTCATGAAGTTTTTGATTAGCAAACGCTTTAGATAAGTGTTTATTCTTCATCATCCCTTTAATATTTAAAGTTTCCATTACAATTCGATATGGTTTGGTTTTCACGATATCGTTTGTCGTTTGATGAAGATGGTTGGTTCTGATATTTGATAATCTTCTATGCAAGTGTTGTATCTCATTTTCGATTTTTATAATGTTGCTCGTTTTGACGAAACGGTTCCCCTCCTTATTCATTTTGTATTTACGAGAAACTTGACGTTGCAACCGACGAAGACGTTTCTCTACTTCTCTTACTTCATTTGTTTTGTTGATGTTTTCAAACACTTGACCACCTGAACATACTGCTAGCTCTTTTACGCCGACATCAATCCCTAGCGAAACATCTGTTAATTCCGTTGTTTGTGGTTCTTCTTCAATTCCTACAGACAGATACCAGTACTTACCATCAAAACTGATTCTTGGATTGTAGTACTTTACGTCCATTGGTATTCGTTCAGATATTTTCATCCAACCAACTTTTTCAATCAAGGCTTTATTATTTTTGATTTTGAGTTTGACATTATCATTGTAAAAAGACGGTTTTGACTTCTTTCTGTTTTTAAACTTCGGTCTCTTTGCTTGTTTCGCAAAGAATTTTTTATACGCATCACAAGCATCTTTAATTGCTTGTTTTGTGATATTATTGGACACCTCATACAACCAAACATATTCTTCAGTTTGTTTTAAAACGGTCAATTCTTTACGAAGAATGCCATCAGATATGAATTTATTTCCGTTCTTGTGGTTTTCTTCTTGCTTTCCCAATGTCCAGTTATATGCCCATCTCGCTGTTCCTGCTGATTTCCAAAGTTGTCGTTCCTGTTCTTTAGTTGGTTTTAACCGAACTTTTTTTGCTAGTATCATAATTTCACCTCCGTAGCTAAATTATACATTCAACTACATTCAATTGCAAGTGTTCGGAATGTAGTTTATAATTTATTTAGAGGTGATATATATGAGCACAAATCGTGGTTTAAAAACAAGAAAAGCCTTATCAAACGCTGTTCGTATTGATCTGTATGAACAGCTAAAACAAATATCTGATGAAACAAAAATTCCGATGAGCAAATTATTAGATGAAGCTCTTGAAGATTTGATTTCTAAACGAAAGCCTACTAATAAATAGTGGGCTTTTAAACATTTCACATTGTTTTTAAAGCGAAACAAAGTATTCTTGCAGCAGCGCGGCGCTGCGATACTCCCCATTCTATAGCGAGATGGACAAGTTTTTTATGAACTTCTTGATCTAACTTTGCATGTATATATCTTTTAGTATCGATATAGTCATAATTGTGTATTTCTGCAATATAAGATATGTTTAGGTGTTCTGTAATTAATTTAGACATGTATTGTGTAGTGGTTATTCCTTTTTGGTATGCTGAGGATCTTATTAGTTGTCTTTGTATTTCATTTACGGGGATTTTTACGTCTTTCTTTTTATCGCAACGAGTTTTACGAAGTTGTTGGTTTGTTATTTTAGTAGATTTTCCGGAAGGTTCAAACATAGGGTTAACATTGCTCATGATGCTCTCCCCTTTCAAAATTAACCTCCTCCCTCTCTGTTAACACAGGGTCATAGTTCCAATATGCTATCATTCCTGCTGTTTTTGAGAAAAGAGAGGAGGGATCTTATATTTTTGTTAGATAGTTATTACCAATCGTTGAAACCATTAATTAACTCCATAGCATTATCGACAGCTTCTTCAGAAGGTTTCTCATCTTCTCCTGCATCATTCTGTATGCCATGAGTATTTATATTGATTAATAGCTTTTTAACTAATTGAAGCGGATCTTCTTCACCAGCAACTTCAGCAAGTACCTGGTACATTTCTAATCTTTTTTTAATCTGCTTATTTACGTAACCCTTTTGCCCCTTACCTTGTTCCTCTAAACGAGTTACAAAGTTGTAAAGGACCTTATCATTGTTAGGGTTAAGCTCAATTTGCAGCTTTTTCTTTTGTAAGTTTGTCAAAGACATCACATCCTAAATAGTAGTATCCTAATAGGTTAGCTTCTTGACCATTTTCTAGAACCGCAAATGTTGGGAATTGCTCTTTTTTCTTCTCAATACGCTTTTTATGAAGAGCAGCCATTCCGCCAGTCCAAACGATTTTATCGTATACAGCTAAGTTAAACTTTTGAGACACTTCACGTAACGCTGCATCGAAATGACGTTGTAATTCTTCATCTACTTTCTCAGCTACATCTTTATGAGTGTATAAGTCGTATAGAGAGCCATTGTACTTATAGCCATTTTCAAGGATATAGTGCATGTTAGAAACACTTAAATCAGGTGTTTCGCCAATGTTATCGCGTACAATTTGTTCAATAGCCATGAATGCTTTCTCGCAACCTAATTCAGTTCCTAAACGGTCGATAACAGCATTACCAGACATATCAGTAACATCGAATGTACCGAATCCACCATCAATGATAAGGATACGATCTTCTTTATTAATAATTTCTTTTTTTACCAGGTAATATTGTGTTCCTACTGGTTGTGGGATTACTAAACACTCTTTTACTTTAACTGTGATTAATTCACCGTTTACTTTCACTGCTGTTTCTTCCATAGCGACCTTACGAATTGATTCGCGTTGATTACCGAAGTGAGATACTGGAAGACCGGTAACAAGTAACGGAATAGTAACGTTCTTCTTAAAGTCTTTTGCAATGAATCCGAATAGCTGTTTCTTAAACGTTGGATCCTCATAACGTTTTGCTTTGTTCTCGCCAAGCGCGCGAATTAATGGAAGTTTTGATTTTCTAGCTTCTTCTCCTATGTAGTAAGGGAAGTCGGTGTTCGTTAATTCAATTTTTGTGAAACTAGCTTCGTTGTAGTAGTCATCAACAGGCGCTAACACCGATAATTCTGTAATAACATCAGCCTCTAGTGATTTGTTTTTCTTTGAAGCACGCTTTGTAAAACCATTTCCTAAGTCAATCGCATACGGATTTCCTAATAGCATATATATTCCCCTTTCAAAACCAATGGTTAATCATTGATATTTTTGATTCTAACAGATACTTACGTTTAAATTCAATGAAATATACCAAAAACGCTAAATTTATTATTGGTTAATCATTGATTATTAGTTTTCAAGGTTATAGGGCATCGCAAAGGCTTCGCAATATTAATAAAAATGCATGTTGCGAGGTAGGGAAGACATAGGCTTGTCCTCCCTAAGATTCGTCAATCCTCCCTAAAGGTTTTATCAACAATAAAAAAAGAAGACAAGCTTCACGCTTATCTTCCTGCTTCTTGTAACTATATGAAACTTGTATTACAATTGATGTAGAAATTAATCGAATAAATGAGAAAGAGCCCTAAATCCTCCGCGACCAAACTTTGGATTTAAGACTCTCTGATAAGTTACACAAGGTGTATACCCTGTTGTTAATTAATTTATGTCTCTATGATATCAAATTTAATCAATAAGGTAAATACTTTTATATCCTTGTGTGACTTCCTTTTATTCTCAAAAGGAGGTCTATTTGTGTTAGCTATAAGGAAACACCAGGAATCGTTCATTGATGAGTGGCATGAATGCTACTTGTCAGAACATAAAAAGAGTGGGTATATAGCCGTTTTAGATTTAAGCGGTAGCGAGAAGAAACAATTATGGATAGGCACAAATGACATTAAAACTCTTTCAAATATGTCTAATCCTTCAAATAAGGACTTTTATCTGTCATTGAATAGCTTTGTATTTGGAAGTAGGAAAGCGACAGATTTAAAACAAATACGGAATATCGGCGTAGATTTAGATTTTTACAAGTTGGATATTTCAAAAGAATACGTGATTCAAAACTTACAAGATTTCATTGCAGAAGGGATGCTCCCTTGTCCTAATTTAGTTATGTATGGTCGAGGAATGCAACTGATTTACACTGTACAAGGTGGCGCAGCTCCACAAATGGCATTTTTATCTCAATACATAACAAACCATTTTATAAAAATGTTGATGCCATTAGGTGCAGACGGATCATGTAGCGACCTTTCAAGGGTCCTGCGCATGCCATATACAACGCATAGCAAAACTGGAAAGCAAATAGAACTTGAAATTTGGACAAGACGCGAACACGATCTACAAGAGTTATATGATTATGTACCACCTTTAGAAAAGAAGAGACAACCGAAACGAACTGCTACACGTAAAAAAGGGTCAATTTCAACACTACCTTCTCAAAAAGGGGTAATGAACCTTTATAGTTTAAATACAAAAAGGAAATCTGATTTAGAGAAGATTGTGGCGCTCAGAAATGGCGAAATAGAGCATAGACACGACATGACATACATTTACGCCTTCACGACAGCTTTGATCGTTAAAAACCAAATAGCGACGTTAGAAATGACATTTCAGATAAATGATAAATTTAAAGAACCGCAAACGAAAAAAGAAGTAGAAAGAACAGCGAAAGATGCGTATAGAGATGCTATAAAGTTTTTCGATGCGTTTGCGGAAAATGGGTTTACGATGCGAGGATTAGCGTCAAATTTAATTAAACCAATGAAAACAGAGACGATTTTTAGAAAATTAGACATAAAATTAACAAAAGAAGAACTTGAATTGATGGATACATTAATTGATTCAGAGGAAAGTAACAACAGGGACAAGCTAAGAAAGCGAAAAACCCGTGGTTCTGTTAGCTTAGAAGAACATAAAGAGAAAACTGCAAGACAAACTGATAATCAGCTAGCTAAATTAAAAGAATTGATCGCAGAAAATCCAAAGCCAAAATGGAAGTCCGTAGCAGCAGAAATGGGCATTTCGGAAAGGCATTTACGTCGTCTAAGAAAAGAAATATAAAAGCGGACATCCCTGTCCCTTTAAAGCAAAGTTATATGCACCCTAGTACTTTGTTATTCCTAAACCTCCTATTTAGGGGGTTTTTATTATGTATGGGGATGGTAGAATAGGCCTTACTGCTGAATTTGGTTTTATCAATCGGATATAGTACGTGAAATTATTAAGTTGTTAAGTGCTTAAATGGTTAATATTATTATCTAATTTTTCTTGTTATACTTGTTTCAAAGGGGGATGAAGTATATGCATATGTTTTTTGATAGTATTTTAATGTATTTAGAACATTATGAAATGCCATGTACATTTGTATTAAGTAATGGAAAGCCTTTGAAGGGTAAGGTAGTTGGTAGAGATAAGTACATGATTTATGTAGAAACTGAAGAGAAACAACATTTCTTGTTTAAATCAAATGTCATGGATGTTATTCCAAATGAGAAAATCGATTTAAAGACAGCTAAAGAATCTGTGAAAAATCATTTATCAAAAAAAACGAGAAGCGGTATCTAAGTGATTCGTAATGTTTAATGTATAAAGTTGAGATGCTTTAAAATTAATTTTGACTCAAAATTCTGATATGTGCAAATTTGCAAATACATGCTATATTATTCCAGTAATGTTAGTTAAATGAGTGGGATTGTCAACCTACCTCTGGTAAGTTAACTAAAATCAAGCAATCTTTTATCAGCAATTGCTGTTGATTTTTAGTTCTTATTAGAAGGAGGTGATACATGTGAAAGAATTGATAGGGGCTGTATTATTGTTTTTCATGGAAAGGTACTTCATTGAACCTTTCGTTGAATATATAGAACAAAAAACGCGGAATTTATCTATTTTTACATATGTAAAAGCCACTCAAGCTATGAACGTAGCTGTAGAGTGGCTAAGAGTGCTAAAGATAGTTACTTTTTACTTTTAGTTATGTTCCGTTCACTCACTAATAAGTGAGTATTACATAGAACAGGGTGTCTCAACCACTCTGTTCTCTTGCAATTGTGCCTCTGTCTAATGTATATTATACACTCATTTGAAAAGTTTTGCATTTCTAATGAGATATGAAGGAGGAACTAATATGAAAATTGATCTTCTTAAACTATTTATAAAATCAACAATATTATTTGTTTTAGCGTTAGTTATAGCGGATAAATTTCTAGGTTATACAGGGGTACAGACCGCAAAACGGAAAAAAACCACGTTAAGCAAATTTCAACATAAAAACGAGTACTTTTAACAGCGTTAAGGAAAACTTTAGTTACCAAAAACCATAATTTTTGTAATTTATTCAATCTTGGTTAAGGTTCTTGATAGCAAAGAGGTAGTCTTTTACCAAAAGTAATTACCAAAATGATTGCCATAAACCTTTTCCAAAAGTATACGTTACACTTTTCAGCATAGATGTTTCTTTCTCCCCTTGTATTGTCCTTAAATCAGGGGAACATTAACCGAAAAATTCTTAACGTGGTTTTTTTCCGAAATGCTGGCGGTATCCCTATACAGGTATAAAAACGATGGTTTATGCGTTAAGTTTAGCAATAATTATTCCGTTAGTTAGTCTAGGGATAGATTATATTAAATATCATTTCACCGAAAAACACGTTTAAAAGTTAATTTGACGTGTTTTTTTGTATAAAGAAAAGACACCCAAAGGTGCCTTCCTCCGACTTGATAACCACTTTAATTTTAATAATATGAGTGTTGGATTCTCATCCAATATCATTATATCACATTATAGAATGTTAGAAGATTGAGAAAAAAGAAAAGCACTCTTTCGAGTGCCTTCAACTATTCTACTTTTAATTTAATTTCTTTACCCATCATACCGCCGCGAGCTTTTAAAACTAAGCCTTGTGCGTCAGCAGGAACATCAAAAATGATTTTTCCTGTTTGAGTTAGTCCAGGGTTAAGTTGTTTTAAGAAGAAATCAGATTTACCGCCGTTACCTACATCAAAAGCAGTTTGAGCTTGTGTAGAGTATTTGAATTCACGATCTTGATTATCAACTAATTTGAAGCTGTTAGCATCGACAGTGATAGCGTCTTTTTGGTTGTTAGTGATAGAAACCTCAACGATTTTAAACACACCTTGCGCTTTTTCGCTTAAGTATTGACCACCTACTGAATCTGTTGATTCAACAGAACCTACAGCGATTTTAACTTTAGAAGACTCGCCCTCTTTAGAAAGTTCCTTTTTAGGTTCTTCTTTCTTTGGTTCCTCTTTTTTAGCTTCGTCTTTCTTAGGCTCATCCTTTTTCGTTTCCTGTTTAGCCTCTTGTTTTGGTTCAGTAGAAGCTGTTTTAGTATCTTCTGTATCCTTGCTGCTATTACCATAAGCTCCGAGTACTACGATAACAACGATAACCCAGAACCACCATTTTTTGTAGAACGGTTTTTTCATTTTTGTTTCCTCCAGTTATGTAAAATGTAAGATTTCCGAGCCTATCATAGCAAACAATCAATTCGAATATTGTCATATTTTGTCGAAAGAAAATAAAAAAGAGAGCCGAAGCCCTCATTGGTTAATATGGTAAAATTATGTAAAATTTTACCTCTTTATTTTGGAAATGATTTCTTTTACTATGGATTCAAATACAATATCTTTAATTTGAAATATTGAGCGCTGCAACGCTCCGTATTTTGTTTTAGAATCTTCAATAGAGGATTCATATTACCTTGATGTTTAAAGGTGTTTATACGTTAAAATAAGGAGTGTGAGACCTACATAAAATACTTTTTCACCAAGTATGTATATTCCACTAAGAGGTTTAGTGCTTTCTTTTGTGGTTCTGTGTCTAGTTTAGAAATTTGATCTAATATGACCTCGACTTGTGGTGGTATCCGGTATTCTCTGCCGACCAGATTGTCCAGACTAATGTTATATAGATCAGCAATCTTGATTAGAGTAGAAACGTCAGGTTCAGATCTTCCCGCTTCCCAATTGGTATATGTTGAACGAACAACATTAAGATGGTGAGCAACATCATTTTGAGTAAGTTTGTTTTTCTTTCGAAAGTATATAAGTCGTTCGCTAAGCAATGACTATTCACCGCCCTTTTTTATCTGTGACAATTATAAGCGAACGAGCAAAGTAAATGGTATATATTTGGATAAAACGATTAATTATAAAACATTTTAATTTTAAAAAGATTAATTTTGAATCATGATAAAAATACTTAGAACAAAAGTTCGATTTTATGGTAATATATGCATGTGAGGTCTTCAAGCGTTCCATGCATAATTGCATATTTTATTTTTGTATCGCTTGAGAAACCTTGATAATAAGGGATTTCTTAATTTTCTCAATAATTGTCTGATAACTGCATGACTGAAATTTGCCAAAAATGTGATATTATGAAAACAAATAAAATAAACGGACGTGAAAAAAGACCCACGGTGTAAGTAGTGCTGGTAACACTCTTACACTGCCCCCTAACCACACTAGGGAACATTGTCGCGGATCTTGTACATACATATTATAACACAACTTAGAGTGAGAGTGACACGTTTTCCTTTTATGTAAGAAAATGGGGTTTACGTGTCTTTTTGTCCACGAGGAGGACAAATAATGCAGAGTTTATTAAGTAACATGCATGAGGATTTAAAGAGTAACGGGTACACGAATCGTAAATTAGCTAAACGATTCGATGTTAGTCACACAACTGTGAACAGTTATTTTAAAGCGACTAGTGAATTTGACTTTATGCACTTTGTAGAATCATTGAGGTTGCATAAACCGAATAACATCAACTATAGAAGAGAATGCGTCAAAAAAATGTTCGAACAATTAACGCCAGTTAATGAACGGGTAGCCATGGAAGTTTTGAATATGTATGGCGAATACGGATTACAAAAACAATTGACCGCTAAAATAATAAACTCAGATAAAACTACGAAAAACGCAAGAATAAATAAGAAAATAGCATCTATTTATGATTTACTTGCTCTGCGACTGTCTGGAAGGATATCTAATAATGACTTTTTTGTGGAGACGGACAAGATGAGGAATTCTTTTAAAACATCTAACAACGAAGCTAAAATATTATCAGGGTTTGCGTTTATATATGCTCAACTAAATTTTGGCGACTATCGAATGGTTTCACAATATACAAATCAATTGAAACCAATGATTGATGATGTTAGTAAAGATACCATTAGAAAATCATATTCATTACGAATAAAAGAAATGGAGTCAATGAGTGCACAAAGAGGAAATGATTTAGAGACTGCGAGGAAATTATGTTTCGAAATTATAAACGATGAAACTAATCCTTATGATTGTATGAAATCATTAGCTTATTGTACATTGGCCGAAACGCATATGATGGATTATGAAAAGGCACATTATTTTTTAGAACAATCTTTCGCCACTCTTCCAATCATTACAAATAAAAAACTTCTTAATCGTAAAGGGTTTATAAAAAACACGCTTGATTTTCTTAATATAGTTCATGAAAAGAATCTTGATAAAATAAACCCGTCGAGTTTAGCTGAAAAAGCACATTTATACGCAAAAATAGGCAGAGAGAAAGAGGCGATTATTATTTTAGAGGGGTTAGAAAAGAAATATGGCAGTCTTTCTCCTTTCCAAAAATACTACAAAGGTCTTGCTACAGGAGATAAAACATTCTTTGAAGAGGCCATAGCAGATTTTGAAAAAACAGGTGATTTTTTCTATATTTCCCTACCTAAAATGGCTTTGAAATGATATAATGAAGGCATACATAAAGGTGGTGAAATGATTGAAATTAAAGGTCATTAAATCGATTTTAGCGATTGCCGCTGTAGCTTGTTTTTCTTTTACAGCAGTAAAAACAGAAGAAACACAACAGGTTGCTAAATCAGAACAACCTGTACTATATATGGAAGCTGATCCCGGTGGGACAGGCGGCTGATTCTGTCACAACACAACGGGAATTTAATAGATAAAGGAAATGACACTATCAATTGTTGATAGTGTCATTTCTAATTTAAGGGGAATGGAAGCGAATCGACCATGTGGTCAAATGCTTTCCAAAACAGTCTTATAAAAGCTGATACATAAACATTTCGAGGGGGACAACGTATTATGGAGAATTTAGTATCTGAATTATTATTAATGGAGAAGACAGAAGGGGTAAACATTGATCATCTACGTGAAATGCTACTAGAATTATCAAATACAGAAAAAAAGTAAAATAAAACTCCGTAGACAATTATTAGTCTCACGGAGTTTTATTTTTAGATATAAAGCTTTGAATTGTTGATTTAAATAACTCTTTGTTGTCCTCTGATAGTTGGTTGATTAGTTTCATCCATTCGTTAGTCTCTTTACTGATCTCTTCTGTTTCTTTTACTGTTAATTTTTGATGTATTGATCTTCCTAATAAGTAATCAACTGAAACCTCGTATATGTCTGCTAGTTTAGTTAATGTCTCGTAGTCAGGTTTACGTCTTCCTGATTCGTAACTAGATAAAGTGGCTTTGTTCACGTCTAATTTTTCTGAGATGAAAGTCTGTGTGTAACCTTTCTTTTCGCGACACGCTTTCAATCTTTCGTTTAAGTTCATAATTTTATTATTCCCCTTTATAAATAAGATCCCATTGTGTAGTTTGCAATGTTTTGCATTGCAAAGCATTGTTCTTTAATTACAGTATATATACTTTTTGACAACTTTTCACTATCTGTAAAAATATTTTTAACAAAATGACAAAACGGGGTTTACATTTACGAAATGACAACCTATAATGAAATCAAGAAGTTGTCAAAACGACAACGACAGGAGGTGAAGCGGATATGACTTTCGGAAGCAGAGTTCGAGATATTCGCAAGCAAAAGAATATTACTCAAGAAAAATTAGCTAAGAAGCTTGACTTCAGCCACGCTTCAGCTATTTCTTTCATAGAAAACGGAAAGAGAAGATTAGATGCTGAAAAGATACCTACCCTAGCAAATGCACTTGGAGTATCAATAGATGAACTTTTTTTTGCTCAAAATGTTGTCGAAATGACAACATCAAGAACGGAGGGGAAATAAAATGGATCAATTACAAGTTTTAAACGAGAAAGTAGGTGAAACGAATGAATGAAGTGATGAACTTATCAAACGACATCAACGTCATTACAGCAGAAATAAAAAGCTATCAACAAATTGCAGGACAGTCGATATTTGAAATTGGAAAGCGATTAAAACATGCGAAAGAAAATGATTTGATGCATGGTGAATTTGGTAGATGGTGCGAGAATCAACTGGATTTTTCGCAAGAACAAGCAAGGAGATTCATGCGCGCTTACGAACAATTCGAAAATTCCACGACGTCGTGGAATTTAGCGCCAAATAAAATTTTTGAAATGTTATCACTTCCACAAGAAATAGATCGCCAACAATTCATCGAACAACCACATACCATTCCATCAACAGGGGAACAAAAAACAGTCGATGAAATGACGGTTCGTGAGCTTCGGGAAGTGAAAAAGTCCCTTAAAGAAAAGGACAAGCTCTTAGAACAAGCAGAGCACAAAATACAAGAATCACAAAGGGAATTAGAACAAGCAAGAAAATCAGAGCAAGTCGCAATGAAACAACTAGAAAACGTACATAATCAAGAACCTCAAGTTGTTGAAAAAGAGATAGTAAAAGAAGTACCAGTTGTTCCGGATGACCTTCTTAACGAGATTGAAAGGTTAAAAGAAGAGAATCAAGAGTATAAAGACAACGCTGATTTCTACAAACAAAAAGCTGATGCATTATCTAAAGATGCAAACGACATGGAAAAAGAAGAAAAGTCAATGAATTATATTTCCAATAAGAACGTTCATAACCTTATTGCATACATGGACAAGTTCTTAAAAGATGCAGTGGTTTCTTCTCTTATGAGGGGTTCAATAGCGAATTCGAGTGATGCTACTAAAGATTTACTTAATTCGCGTATTCAAGCCTTTCAAGAGTTCATAAATGATTTAAAAATCGCTCAAACAGGCAGAAAAATTAATTAACTGGAGGAATAAAAATGGATCCAATTAGACAATTACCAATCACGCTTAACGAATCAGGGGATTTAGTTATTAAGAGAAGCAACGATGCAATGATTGAAAAGTTATTTGCGTTGGTACAAACGCAATTCGCGAGTCAAAGCAACATGTTAGAAGAAGTAGGTCAAGATGTAGGGAAGCTTGGCGAGGCAGTTGATATGCACACAGAAAAAGTCGAAACGCTAGACCAAACTGTAGGGAGTTTTGACGAAAGACTAACAAAGGCGCAGTTATCAAATGTAGCTTCAAAAATAATCCGTGATGATTTGCAAAAAGATCGTCATCGAAAAGCGCAACAATTTGTAGGAAACAAAGTACAACTCACATTCGAAGCGATGGAAGGCTCGAAAAATGACTTAGAACAAGCTGTTCGAGACTTAATTAAGAAAGACACAACTAAAGTTATGAGACAAATAACGTCCTACTTAAAACAGCAATTAGGGTTGAAATCCATTGACGATATACCGAACTGCTTAGTAAAAAAACACAAACAGCTCCTTAAAGAACTCACATGGAAAAAATTAAATAATTTTACACAAAAAGGAGGTAAGTAAATCTACAAATTATGTAAGAGGGGGTGGAAGTAGCATGGGAAAATTTCGAGTTATAGCTGGAATTAAAAAGAAAGAAATTGATTACTGCGCTATTTATAGCAGAGTTTTCACTAAAGTAACTAATGACAGAACTCAACAAATCGCTGAAACAGGGGCGTGTGATAAAGATACGATTCGAAAAATAGTGTACTACGGAATTAAGTTTGTTAACCAATTAAAAGATATAAATTCATATGAAGGATTGATAGCTAAATTTCAGCTTATTAGTTGGATAAAAGAAGTTATAGGTGAGTTAACGCCAAGAGAATTTATGACTATATTCCCGATATCAAAAGAGTATAAGGGTAAGAAGTTTGGCATTAAGGATTATTACTCCACAATGGAGGCTATAAACGAGATTGGTATAGACACCAAAATCGGAGAATCTGTTTCGGAGTTCTTGTTTAATTACCATGATTGGAATGACATCTTTGAATTTTGCGTCACTTCATTCACAACCATGAGCGAAATTAAAAGAAAAGAAACAGGTAAGGGACTTACGGAAGAAGTCTTCCCTGATCTGAAAACCTACACTATGTGCGAAACTGGTAACAAAAAAATACTAATAGATAACGAGACAGGACAAACATCGGTAGTTAAACAACCTAGACCAAGATACTTAAAAATTATTGACTAGGAGGCAATGTAAATGATGGAAGAAAGCACATTCTCACATTTTATGATACTGGTAATTGTCATTTTGACCGCAGGATTCATTCGTCTGATGGATTGGATAGATAAAAGGTTTATGAAGGATGAAAAGTGATGGATAGACAGCAGCGGGACAAAGAAGAGAAAGCAAACATCATCAAAATGATACGTGATTTAAAAGATAAAGGGTTACATAGAAGTGCATATAAGATTTGGGAAATGCATAAGGAGTTTATCACTCTAGCTAAATAGGACAAGCGTTGTGCTTGTCATCATGATCAGGAGCGGACACCCTTTCCCCTCCACCTCGTTTCTGGTCATGATGATGCGTACAGCATCAAAACAAAATAAAAACCATTCGACTACGCCTAATCGAATGGTTTGAGAAACAACAGATTATTATGTACCTCTATTATATCACAGTCGTTTCTTCTAAGTAAATAAGGAGTGAAAGCCTATGTTAGATAAAAATCAATCGAAAGTCGTCCTTCCTTCATGGGTATGGGAGGGCGTGAAAAACGAAAAAGAAGCGAAATTGAGGGCGATTAAGTACATTACTCATGACCGCTATCCAGGATACAAAATAATTGAAATTCAAGGTGATATAGCGGTATGCCAAAGGGAGAGTGTATGAAATGGCTTGGAACGATGAGGTTAATAAACCTATACATTTGAAAGGCCCACATTTAGGGAAGTTATTAAGGAGAGTTCGTGATTTAGAAAAACGTGGTTACGATCATGTAAGGCCATACCAAGTTCGTAAAAGTATTTGGAAAGATTATAAATATGATATGAACAAAAACTTTGGAAAAGGAAAGTACAAACTATCTGGATACGAAATTGAAACAGAGTATTCGTTTTTGATGATAAAGAAGGTGGATTGAATGAATTTTATTGATAAAAGACGTGGTTTTTTCATCCTAGAAAATGATGCAATTGATAATTGTGATTTAAATGTTTATGAATTTAAAACATACGCAGTTGTTGTCAGGTACGCGAATCGTGATACACAATCAGCATTCCCTTCCTTGACGACTTTAACTGAGAAAGTTGGGTGTGGAAGAAAGAAAATAATAGAATGTATTAAATCCTTAGAGGAAAAAGGATACATCCAAAAGGTTAATAGGAAAGATGACCAAGGTAATAACTTATCAAATATCTATTATGTTCTTCCTACCCCTAGTGTCTCACAGAAACTAGTAGTGTCTGAGGGAAACCATGGTAGTGTCTCACAGAAACTAGGGGTAGTGTCTGAGGGAAACACTAACAATACTAATCTTAACAATACTAATTTAACAAAAAGTAATAGTAATAAGAATCCATTCTCATTCTATGAAAGTAACATTGGAATTTTAAATCCATTCATGGCAGATAGCATAGAACAGTGGATTAAAGATACAAGCGAAGAACTGGTTATAGCTGCTATGGAACGTGCATTAAAAAAACAAGCTAAATGGAATTATGCTGAGGGTATCTTAAAACAGTGGTCTAACAAAAACATTAAGAATTTAAATGATGTGGAAGCTTTAGAATCTGAATATCAACGAAATAAAGGAGCGAATAAACGTGTCGGAATCGATCGGAAGAGTAATGACTCGGATAGTGAATACATCGGCTTGTAATGAAGAAACAGAAGGATATACATGTGAGCATTGCAATAAATACATTGCAGCAATAACTGTTGAAGTGCCACAACTACGTATTAAAAATAAAATCCTTCCTACTTGTGAATGTGTTGTGGAACGTGAAGAAGCAAAAATACGTGAAGCTCAAAACTTTGCTAAGAAACGAGAAATAGAAAAGTTGTTTAGTATCAGTAATTTAGGAGAAAGATTCTCGAAAAGTACTTTTGAATCCTTTCTAGATAGAAATGGATCCGAGACTGCTTACAAAATAGCGATGAAGTATGTAAAAACATTTAAAGAATGGAATGGCGAATCATTAATGATTTGGGGAGATCCTGGGAACGGTAAAACTCACCTAGCTGCAGCAATTGTAAATGAACTTTCGAAAAAAGGATATATCGTTGTATTTCAAAGCGTTCCGGAGTTATTGCAACGCATTCGTAGTACGTTTAACAGTGAAAACAAAGAAAATGAAACACAAATTATGAGAGCACTTTTAGAATGCGACTTACTTATATTAGATGATATTGGAGCAGAAAAGACTACGGAATGGGTAGAAGAGAAATTGTTCAATATTATAGATGGCCGATATAGAAAAGAGCTTCCTACCTTATATACAAGTAATCTTCAACCTAAAGAACTACAGAACCAAGTAGGAAAGCGTTCCTATGATCGAATGGTTGAAACAAGCCTCACGGTTGAAAATAAAGCAGAAAGCTACAGAAGAGAGATTGCTAAGCAACGTCTTCAAAGATTCAAAGAAGCGTAAAAGGGGAGAAGGAAAATGTTATTTGACGATGTACAAGCTCCATCTAAACCATATTGCGATATATGCGGTGCAGCAATTGATAACATCGATATACACGAGGTACGTATTGAAGAGAAGGAAATGACAGCTTGCTCAATTTGCTATGGAGATCCAACTGTTAAAAGGATTGAAATGAAAACGTTGTTTGACCTAATAAAAGAGGTTGGCAAGCGTTATGGGTACCGCAAGAGTATACGGGAAGTACAACAGCAAATAGAGGAAGATAAGAATGGTATAAAAATCGATGTGTTTGAAAAAAAGGAAGGGCAATTACTGCGACAGCCAACAGGTAAAAAGATTGAATTTTCATACAAAGAATTACTATACATCTTCAACAAACTACGCTTACAAATATCAGGTCAAAATAACATGGCCTTTGCAATAGCCCAAATATCAGAACGGGGAATTGAAGTTGTAATAAGAAAGGATGACGATTATGTGCGCGTGTAATGGTACTGGAGTAATTCAAAACGGAACTGGAATGGGTATGTATCAATTCGGGCCATGCGTTTGCCAGGCTGCGAACCAGACGCCTGAGGAAGTGGATAGAAAGCGTCATGCCGTTATAGCGAGGATAATGGAAATCCATCGTATGCAGCAGGAAGAGAAATCAGGGATTGCATCGTGAAAAGCGGTCAACTTTCGTTTGAGGATGTCATAGGAACTTTTGATTATGCAGCCACTAGTACTTCAGAAAAGTTCCTACATAATAACAGCCATAACGATATAACGCCTACGTATGAAGTTCACTTCTATGATCAGGAGGATAAGCAGAAAATTGATTGGTTTGAAGTGAAAAGTGAAGATGATGCGAAGAGCGATGCCATAGCAAAGCACGGAAGAATACAAATTATAAAAACTGTTGTAAGCGCAAGGGCTTTAGCAGAGATTATGAATTTAGATTAGGGGGATTGCAATGAAAAAGGGGATTTTAAGTCAATCTGATTATCAACGAGCTGAAGAAAACGGAATAAATAAGAATACTTTAAGAAATCGTGTTTACAACTGCGCTTGGGATGTTGTAGAAGCCGTAACAACCCCGCCAGGAAAAAAACGCGCTTCTAAAAAAAGCCAATCTGAAATTTGGCTAGAAATCGCAGTAAAAAACGGAATGAATCCCAACACATTTTATAGCCGAATTAATTTAGGGTTTACTCCAGAAGAAGCAGCCACGAAACCAGTTAAAAAGCCATCTGAATTTATTAAAGAAATGGCTAAGTTAGCTGAAGCAAATGGAATTAACTATCAAACATTTCACTCACGGATACGTAATTATAAGTGGGATATAGAATTGGCAGCTACTGTTCCCCCAATAGAAACAGGGAGACGTTGTTGTAACTAATTTAAAGTGAGGAATGTGAAACTTTATGAAATATAGTCCTGTTCCTACTTGGGAAGAATATGAAATCGCAAAACGTAACGGAATAAAGAAGTGTACGGTAGATCAGCGGATTAATGTTTATGGTTGGACTGTAAAGGACGCAATTAGTAAGCCTTTATTCGTTAGTTTAAAAAAACTGTATGCAAAACAATGGGAATTGGCACAACAAAATGGTATCTCATATGATACGTTCTTCTCCAGGATTAAACGTTACAACTGGAATCCTGATGATGCGGCAACGACGCCAGTTTTATCGCCGATAGAATGTACGAAAAGAGCACACTCCAAAACAGATATCATAACGCCGTCACAATACCGCATAGCACTAAATAACGGCATTGGAAAACGAACAGTAAGAACTAGAGTCTTTGTACTTAAATGGGAGATAGAACGCGCTATAACGACTCCACCTAATATTAAACATAGAGCTAAGAAGGAGGCAATCTGAAAATGGATTTAGATCGGTGGTATGCCGAAGAAGAATATGCAAGCACGGAGAATAATTATCTTCCAGTTCCAACTTGGGAACAATATGAAATTGCTAAGAACAATGGTATTAGTAAGTGCAACGTAGATCAGCGGATTATACGAGGTTGGAACATATTAAAAGCTATCACACGACCTGTGAATGAATCATTTACGAAAAAGTACAAGAAAGAACTAGCAATAGCGGAGGGAAACGGGATTGGATATCGGTTATTTCGCCAACGTATTAAAGAATCTTTTTGGAAACCAATTGAAGCTGCGACAGTCCCAAGATTGACTAAAAAAGAAGCAGCAGAAATATCGTCAAGGGTAAGGAGGAAGAAAGATGCAGTATAATCCCGTACCTACTGAAAAAGATTACGAGATTGCAGCGCGTAACGGAATTAGCAAAATGAACGTGTATTTACGAGTTAATAAACGCGGATGGGAGATAGAACGTGCTATAACGGTACCAGTTAGAAAGAAAAAATGCAGGGTAGGAATAAACGCTGGAATGAAAAAACTAGCAGAACAAAACGGAATTAGTCATACGACATTATATAAAAGGCTTAAAAGCGGCATGGACCCTTACGAAGCGGTAACAACACCGAAGAAACACAGAAAATGGGAATCATTAATAAATGTAGCGAAGGAAAACGGAATAAGTACACCTTCATTTTACGGAAGAATCGATAGAGGTATGGATCCATATGAAGCAGCTACAAAACCACCACGAAAGTATAAAAAGAAACAAATCAGCTAGGAGGAAACATGGAGCAAGACGTTTTAATCAACAAATTAATTGATAATCACATATACAAGCTACCGGATGGGCGCGACTTATTTGAAGGGAGTTGCGAGGAACTGGCGGGGTTGCTAAAAGGAGATGGAGAAAATGAGAGAAGCGATTGAAGAGCTTATAAGAGGATTACGTGAATCGGCAGTAGAGAGCAGAAAAGAAGCTGACAAAGCTTTTGATAGTAGGGATTTAGGATTATCGGGATTTCATAAAGGACAGTGGTGCACATTTGAAGGAACAGCAATCGCATTAGAGGATCTATTATCTGATCATGAGGAGGAAGAACAATGAAATATACACAACACGGAACGTTTGAAGTAACTCAACTATTAGCAGAAGCAAAGGAGACTGAAGAGAATGGCAACTAAGATCATCGTTTACACGAAAAACAATTGCAAGAACTGTGAAGAAGTTAAGTGGGCTTTAGGTGCGGCAGGCGTGGAATATGAAACTCGTAATATTGAAGAAAATGAAGAGTATGCGCAATGGTTAGCTAATAAGAACTACATGAGCGTACCGGTTACAGTGTTTCCAAGCGGGAAAGAGTTGGTTGGATTTGAGTTTGGGGAGTTTGCAGCAGAATTAGGACTATAAAGGGGTGTTTGGATGAAGGCTGAACATATCGAACTGTATGAACAAGCGCTGAGTCACGAACAAGGACAAGCTAGTAAATGGTTTTGCGAGGTTAATAATTTAGAAGCGCAATTACAAATAGCGAAGTCACATTACAAACACCACATGGAAGAAAGAGATAGATTGCAAAACTTAGTTGTGAGATGGAAGGGGAAAACGAATGGGAATAGGGTTTAGTTTAGGGTTCAGACATCATGAATGGAGATTCGGTATATCAATCGATTTTAAGAAGACATATATGGAAGTAAGTGCAGGCCCGTTTTATTTCAAAGTTAGAGTAGGAGGAATTGAAGAATGAAATTAAGAGTGAAAATCAAGCGAGTGAAAGATGTGGATTTGCCTAAGTATGCGAAGCCAGGAGATAGCGGTTTTGATCTTGTAGCAGCGGAAGGCACAATTATTGAGCCAGGGCAAACGAAAGTAATCCCTACAGGATTGGCATTCGAAATACCACCAGGATTTGAACTTCAGGTGAGACCAAGAAGCGGAATTTCACGTAAAACGTTTCTTAGAGTAGTGCTCGGTACGGTGGATAGCGGTTTTAGAGGTGAGGTAGGAGTTATAGTCAGCAATATATCATATCCAGGTAATTCAATTACATTAGGTATCAATGATGAACATGAAATATTCAAGAGTGTGACATATGTGGTTAAAAAGGGAGATCGCATCGCCCAAGGTGTCATAGCGCCAGTCGAAACAGCTAATTTTGTTGAGGTAGACGAGCTATCACGTAGTGATCGTGGGACAGGTGGATTTGGAAGTACGGGCGTAAAGTAAGACAAAATTTGAATTTTATTAAAAAAGGAGAATGAGAGATGAATATGTATGTAGTCACATTAAGTCATTATACGGACGAAGCATACTTTGAAATAGAGTGTGTTTGTCCAACAAAGGAAATAGCAAAAGAACAAGTAGCTAAACTACAAAGGGAAAAAGACCCTGATCATAATGAATGGAAATATAGTTGGGACATTGTAAAAGTCATAAGCGAATAAAAGCGTTATTTTAATTGAAAAGGAGAATGGATATGAAATACTTCGAATTTAATAAGCATGAATATTGGGCGTTAGTGGTGGCTGAAAACGTTATAAAAGCATGTGAGGTATATGCGGAAGAAGTTGCAGGCGAGTCAGTTGTAGAAGTGCAAAAAGAAGGGGCGGTTGATGAAATCACAAAAGAAATTGCATTTGGAAAGTATTTAAGCACAGTTGCTCAGTTAGAAGAAAATAAGACTTTGAATTTACAAGACTATTTAAATGATTTCAATGGGCATGAAAACACAACACTTTTGATCACATCAGAATTAGCGTAATAAGTAGTGTGAAGTCTTGAAGTGAAAGGATGAGATTGTTGGACAAGTATCGGAAATTATACGTATCACTAAAAAATGAGGATGAACTGATAACGCTATTTAGCAAAGAAAGTTTTAGTGACATTACGGATATGTTGAATGAAGAAAAATTTATAATGCTTTTTGATTTAAGAAACGGATTGTACTTACCTTGTGCGTTAAATACAGATCATATAACTGTTGTTTTCAGGGGAGAAGATTAAAACAAAATAGTTATTTGGGAGAAAAGGAGAATAAATCATGAATGAAATTAAGTATCGGATATACGGTAAAGAAAATCGAATCATGTACAGCTGGGAAGAAATTTTGAACTTTGATAGCTTAAAAGACACTTTGAAGAATGGTGGAAAAGAAGATCAATATTATTCTCCATTGTTGAGATACACAGGATTAAAAGACAAGAATGGTAAGGAAATTTATGAGGGCGATATTTTAAAAGAGAAAGACATTATTACTAAAGTTGTTTTTCATGACTACCAATGGAAAGAAAAATTGATAAGTAGTCCACGTAATCATTTGAAAAATTATTTTCCGTTTAGAGATACGCTACCTTTTACAGCAGAGGTGTTGGGTAATATTTATGAGAATCCAGAGTTATTAAAGAAATAATACAAAATTCTTATTTGAAAAGGGGAATAAAAAATGAACAAACAACAAAAAGAAAAAATGGTAAAAGAAGCTTATGAAAAATTCTTGTATACAATCGGACTTGCTTGTACGAATGGGAGAGAAAAGTCAGTGGCAATCACAAATGCAGAGACTGCGTATCTGTGGGCAAAACATTCATTAGAAAAAACTAAATAACATCTTTATTTAAAAGAGTTCAGCCCCTAACGGTGCGCTGCTAGGGGCTGAATCTTGAGAACTTTTATTAAAATTACATGAGGTTGATCAGTGAATGTAACTATCGATCTCTCGAATTATAGCACTAAGTAAATTAAATTTACAACTTAATATTTACATTTAGTGATAAAAGATATGGAGGGGAATGGAACGGATGAGACATACAAGAAATAGACAAATGACAAAAATAGGTGAAGAAAATTTTATGGGAATGAAGAATATCAAAATTTCAACGATACGAAAGTTTGATGGAGAGTTTAATAATAGATTAGATCCAACTTTCCGGTGGCACAGAGATTATCATGGTATGAATATTGTATCTTTTAACCGTAAGGGTGAAGCATTTAAAACTAATGTGATAAAAGTTAGAAATTAAACAAAATCGTTATTTAAATAAAAGAAACCCCGTTTGTCTGCGGAGTTCCTAAGGGTAATTGTCAAGTAATGACGTACTCGACTAAATAACCATATCATGAATTTTTTGGTAAAAATACTGGTAAATGTGTCCAAATGGATAGGAGCATTATTTTGAACAAAAACGCTATTTGAGTAGAAAAGGATGTGCAGTTTGAAATCTGAAGAAGTTAAACAGCTTATCACTGATTTAGAAAGAAGAGCATCCAATTTAAAACGGGTCCGAAATGGATTTTCAAAAATTCATAGTGAAGAATATCGTGATGGCGTCCATAAACAAATAGCTATTTTGGACCAGGTAGTAATGAGGTTGAATTGGATTATGAGAGATGAAGGTAATTAGTATAGAAATTTCATTTTGTAGAGAAATGAGGTGCTAGGATGAAAGGCTCTACAAAGTATCAATTATTAAAAGCTGATTTCGATCATGCTGTAAAGCAGCTTAAACAGAGGAATAAAGAAATTGAGCTTCTTAGAGCAAGTCGTGATTCATCTATACACGAATATCGCCAATTGTTTAACGAACGGATGAAACTTAAAGAGGAAATTGAGTTTTTAAAAGATGATGTTCAAATAAGGGATGAACATATTGAAAGACTCGAGAAGGAATTACAGGAATATAAAAGAGCAGCTAGCAAAGGCTAACTGCTCTACGAAAGAAACGTTAAGAAGGAAGTTCAATCATTAAGTGTTATTTATAGTATGGCCAAGATTTTGGGCTTTATTCAAGGAGGAATAAAGATTGGAAGATATAAAGTGGCATGAAGCAGAAGAGAATAATGATGGTATTAAGACAATTGCAATGATTGAACTTGATAAGAAATTAAAAGGTGTAACAATGTATGGATACAACAGGATAGTTGGTTATAACGGTATTTTAAAAGGTGAAAAAGTTCTCTATAAAGGAGAAGAATATACCGTGGTAATGGTATCGAGATTAGGGGACTTTGGTTTATCTAAAACAGGAGAATTGCCATACATTTTACGTGCTTGCCCAAAAGACGTTGTAAAAAAATAAAAGAGCGGCTAGCAAAAACTGACCGCTCCGTTTTGACAAAAGATTCCGGGCAGAAATCACTGCTAAGATAACTGCTTATGGTTAGTATGGTACAAAATCACGATTAGTATTCAAAAATAAAGAGCAGCTAGCAAAAGCTAACTGCTCAGGTAATGGAGAAAGATTACCATGTCATCTATAGTATTGACGGAATATTGAGTTTTATTCAGTAAGGATTGTAAATCTGTTCAATAAAATTTGATTGAATCTCATGGAAATATATTCGATTCATTTATAAATGATCATAGCTTTAACAATTTCATAATAGTATTTCTTCCATGTTATTGTTTGATCGTTTTTAGCAGTTAAGGTTAGAAAAAACTTAAGCATTATATTATCACCCTTTCTTAAGTTTAATTTTATAAGGGAACATACAAAATTAACATTTTGTATGTAATGAATATGTATAAGTATTTTGACGTATGAAACTAATAATCCTTATTTTCCTAGCAAATGAAATTATCAGAAAAAGTTTACTGACAAGAAAATATCTTCGGGGTTTTTAACAAAATAATCCTTTGAATAGAAAGTGAGGTTAAAAGAATGGAAAGTAACGTAAAGCTATTAGGCACAGACGGAATGTGTGGAATGGAGTTTACAGGGGATAAGGTTAATGTTTATAACGATGCAGGATATGTGATGGAGAGTATGACAACGAGGGAGCATGTTCAGGAAGTTATTGATTTTCTTAAAGAGTGTAAAGAGCAAATGGAATAGAAAGTGAGGATATAAGTTGTTCAAACATAAAAAGAAGACAGGCCGTATTAATAGTAGAAAAACAGTCGCACTAGGAATTGAGTTTGATAGTAAAACAGAAGCGGAGTATTACCTGGTATTGAAGAGTAATCCTGAGGTTGTTGAGATTGAGCTACAACCTCAGTACCTGCTCCTTGAAGGGTTTTATATTACCACACGAGAGGGCAAACGAAAGAAGCGAAGAGACTGGAAATTTACAGCCGATTTCCTCGTCACTTATAAAGATGGAACACAGGAAGTAATTGATGTCAAAGGCTATGCTAATGATCGCTTTCCGTATATGAAGAAAATGTTCGAATATCGCTATAAACAGGAGTTAGTTGTTGTTATGAAGGACAAGCAGAAAGGTTGGGTAAGAAAATAAAGGGAGCTGAGTAGATGATTCCAAAATGCAAAGGTACAAGAGAGTTCATGTTGCACCGTAATGAAGATGGTTTTGGAGATAAACAACGTGTATGGAATTTCGATGTATTTACGTACAAGGAGCTAATGAATCATTTAGACGACGGATGGAGAATTCACGATGAAGAGAAACGTATAGCGGCGTTTTATAGGAAGACAACAGCTTAATGAATAATGGAACCATGCAGAGTAGATTGGTGGGGGCTACTTTACTAAGCATGTTTCCCTTATTCAACAAAGAGATAGTAAAATTTCACGTACCTGATGTGAATGTAAAAAGACAAATTCGGAAATAGGGGGATTACAGATGGAGCAATTAGCATTCTTTCCAGAAATCACGAATGAGGAGTACAAAGATATACAGAGAGAAGTTGCAAAGGCATTGCTTAATTATAGAGCTTTAAAAGTTCGTATGATTAATCAGGAAGAGTGTGCCGCGGAGAATATCAGTAGTCCTTTTGTTGAAATACGTAATACAAAAAAGATAAAGGATATAAAGTACATTCAAATGAAGAGAGCGTTAGAACATGCTCTTGATCCGGAGCAGAGAGAAATTATTGAAAGGAAGTATCTTAATAATGGATTGATGAGCGATAAAGCTGTAAAGGCACAAATGATGATGGAGAATAATTGGTTCTATACACAAAAGAGACATGCGATTATGGCACTAGCTGAAGCGCTATTGATTATATAAAAAGGAGAATGATATATGAATTTTTTAGTATTGTTATTTGCACACTTATTGGCAGATTACCCGTTACAAGGAGATTTCTTAGCGAATATGAAAGGTAAGAATCATATTGTACTAGCTACACACGCAGGGATATGGACAGGAACAGTATTAATCGCGGCATATTTCTTAGGTTATAACATTACTTATATTGATGTAGCTTGGATGTTTGTTGTTCACGTTGTTGCAGATTACATGAAAGCGAAACCTGTAGGCTTCTATAAGAAATTAGATTCATTAAAATCAGGATTGTTAATCGATCAAGCGATACACATTTTGCAAATCATAGTGTTCCTATTTTATAAGAATATGTAATTAAAAAACACGGATAAAATGCGGATAAATTAACGATAAAGGAGCGGATAAGTAGATGCGCGATTCAAATTATTATTATCTTACAAGCCCTTTGACAACTGCATATCGAAGAGGATTAGTACACCTATCAGTGAAACGTTCTTATGCGAGAATGTCACGGTAACGTATACCGCATAGTAGGGCGGGCAAGGCGGTAAGAACCCGCGTTAAGACGAAAAGACCAATGAATAATTATAATGACATATTCCAGTGTGGCGGGTGTGAGATAACTCGCATTCGTCATACTGTTTCTGATTTGTATCAATCGATCAGTACAGAATCCACCTTCTGTATTGAATATTGATATAAAATTCAATATTCCTGTTATGTTGATTTCTAAGAATGGGGATGGTTTTCATGATTGAATGAATGCCGTTCTAAAAATCTAAAACAGTATACGTGATCTCGTACATTAGTAATTACTCACGATTCTTATTAATGACCAAAACGAGGGCAAAGAGTTCCGCTCTTTGTTTGAGCCAATACAGCGGAAACATTCCCCTTCCGTCCCTCTAGTGTATTGGTTCAAACAAGGCGTCGGAAGAAACACATACGTCTTGATATAAATTAAAAACCCTTTATAAGAGAGTTACACCATAGCTCTCATTCGACATGTGGTATGTGATGCCCTAAAATCACAGGACAATCTCTACGGAGTATAAACGAGAAATGGTTTCGACTGTTTCTCACGGGATTAGCACACGTGCTTATAGATTTAATACAAACCATGGTGAAACATCTATAAGGCTAGCCCCGTGAGAAGTAGTTAAAAATACATTCTTAGTCTTCTCCAGGTCACCGAACACAGGGCGTGTAGCCAAACTAGTTGATGCGGTGGCTTGGAGAAGGTTGAGAGTATCTAGAATACCAGTAACCTTAAATGAAGAGATACTTATTGCCATTTGTTATCTCTCTTCCCCTTTAGGAGCTATAGAGCTGTCACTTCGGTGATGGCTTTTTCTTTGTTATATAGAAATTACACATTAAACGTGAAGTTGAACAAAATGGACATTTGGTTAGGAGGATGAGTAGTTGCTTAAATTTAGAACGGCATTAGCAAACATGTCTCAGGATGAATTATTAAACTTTATTTGGTTGTATAACGAGTATATAAAAGGAATCGAAAAGATTAATAAGGAAGAAAGGGAAGATGCTTTCCCTGTTCAGATAGATGAATTCTATGAAACCTTATATCCACAAATGATAGAGTGAATAAAATGATTAAATCAATATCAATTATCGTAGGCGCTGCCGTGATCTGGGTGGCGTCTTGTTTGTTGTTAAGGAAAGATAAGGGGTGAGGGTAATGAACTTAAAGGACGTATTGACGAAAGAATTAAGCGAAGAGTTAGAGAAGCGTGAAGGCGTTACAACGATTAATGTAGAGCCTTATGAAAAGATTGAGGTTGGCGGTATTGTGGTTGATGGTCCTGCGATTGTCTTGATTAATAAGGATTAGGGGTAAAAACATGACTAGAGAAGAAATGATTCGATTCATCATTGATGGCGGAAAAGTGTTTGGAGAGGATTACACTCTTAAAGGATTAGAGAAGATGTCTGATGAGGAATTGAAGAAGGAAGTTGAATGGGTGGACTATCTGTTGGGTAAGTAATCATTACAAAACAAACGAACACAACGAACGAAAATAAACAATAAAACGTCCGCTATGGGTGTACTTATTCAGAATTGTATTTGTTCACATTTTAGACATAATTAGAACTCTTATTTTACAACTCTCCATATGTTCGGTTTACATGTACGGAAATTAAATGTTATTATTAAGCTATAGTTAATTTGCGGACACTTAAACGGACAAAAAGGGGAGAAATGGAATGATTCTTGGATATGCTCGTGTATCAACACAAGATCAGAACTTAGCAAGGCAACTCAAACAATTGAGTGATTATGGATGTGATTATGTGTTTGAAGAAAAAGTTAGTGGGGCTACGACAGACAGACCTGAGTTATTACGCATGTTAGACAATCTGCGTGAAGGTGATGTAATTGTAGTGACTGAATTAGCACGTATTACAAGAAGTACACAGGACTTATTTAAACTTATAGAAACAATTAAAGAAAAAGGTGCTTCTATTAAGTCGTTAAAAGATAATTGGCTTGATACTACAAGTGATAATCCGTACAGCACTTTCTTACTTACTGTAATGGCTGGTGTTAACCAGTTAGAACGGGACCTAATTCGAATGCGACAACGAGAAGGCATTGAACTAGCTAAA